GGTTCAGCCAGTAGAATTTACAGATGATCAACTTAGCGGATTTGAATATGCTTTAAAATATGTTTATGATAAAATTGTAAACTTTTCTGAAAAAGACGCTAAAGAAAACTACGCTGGAGATTCACCTAAAAATAAATGGCTTTGCGAAGCTGGAAAATGGGTATGCCCCTTTAAAAATCCCTTGTTTTTTTATGGAGTCTATGATATAGAAGGAAACCTTCTTAAGACCTATTTAACTTTGGAAGAAGCAAAAAATTCAAAAATTAATGAATCTCACATTGTAAAAAAATTTAAATATGACGGATGCCCCAGATGGAAGTAAGATTTTACCCTTTTTTAAGAGTCATTATAGTATAGGCAAATCCATATTAACTCTTGATAAAGCGGGAACTTCAGGCCAAGATGGATCAATTTCTATAATCGACTTGGTTAAAGACAATAATTTAAAACGCGCTTTCTTAGTTGAAGAAAATATGTCTTCTTTTTTGGATGCGTTTAAAAATTTCGCATCAATTAAGGTTCCATTTTTTTATGGTCTAAGATTGGAACTTTGTCCAAATATAGAAGATAAATCAGAAGAATCAATCAGCAAGTCTAGCAAAATAATTATTTTTGCTAAGAACGGCGAAGGTTATAAAAATCTAATCAAAATTTATACTATTGCTTCAACAAATGGATTTTATTATGTTCCAAGAATAGATGAAAATAAACTGGCTCAATTCTGGAATGAAGATAATTTAACACTATGTATTCCATTTTATGATTCGTTTATATTCAAAAATGTAATGACTTATTCTATTTGCTGTCCAGAATTTGCATTTACTAAACCTACATTTATTATTGAAAATAACAATCTTCCTTTTGATAAAATAGTAGAAAAGAAAATTTTAAACTTTTGCAAAGATCCAAATAAACGAATCCTAGCAAAAAGCATCTACTATAATAAAAAAGAAGATTTTAAATCATATCTTACTTTTAGATGCATTAATAATAGAACAACTTTAAGTAAACCAAATCTTGAACATATGGGTAGTAATGAATTTAGCTTCGAAAGCTGGAAAGAGGTGAATTCGCGATGATGGAAAATTTACTTAGATTCGATAAAGACAAAGTCTATACATTTATCGATTTAGAAACAGAAAATTTATGCCTTAATTTTATTAATAATAGACCTTGGCAATGCGGCATGATAAAAGTCAAAGGTCAAGAAATTTTAGGCTCTAAAAATATATACATTAAATGGGATAAGCCAATTCAGGTAGGCAAAGAAGCTGCAGCAATAACAAGATTTGATCCTTATAAGTATGCCAGAATAGCAATTCATTCTTCTGAAGCTTTTGTAGCAATAAAAGAATGGCTTGAGAATTGTGATTACATAGTCGGACATAACGTCCTAAACTTTGATATTTATCTTATTAAAGAATTTTACCAATTATATAATGCGCCTTGGCAGCATTTAATTGAAAAAATTATCGACACTAACTGTATTGCTAAAGGTATAAAATATGGCATTCCTTATTCATCAGACTTATCTTTGATTGAATATCAATATAAAATCGTAAATGAAAGAAGAAAAGGGATTAAAACTAATTTAACTAGTCTTGGTAAAGAATATAATATAGATCATAATTACGAAACTCTTCACGACGCTTTAAACGATCTTCATCTAAATATTAAAATATGGAACAAGCTGAAATTTCAAATAGCAATTTAAACTTCATCGAGTCATTTCAGAAATATGATTTAGGATTACATGGGCTTCGAATGCCTGTGTTCGATATTGAAGAAAAGCATAAGACTAAACTTAATCTATCAAGTTCAGCTTCTAATTTTGAATTTTTAAGAGAACTAGCAAGAGAAGGATTTAAAAAATTAAATCTACCTAAAGGTTCTGAAATTCAAAAAAAATATATCGATAGAGCTAGATATGAATTAGACATTCTTACAGAACTTGAATTTATTGATTATATCGTTTTGATTTGGGATGTTGTAAATTATTGCAGAGAAACAAATATTCCAACTGGCCCCGGAAGAGGATCTTGTGCAGGATCATTAATTTTGTTTTTAATTGATGTTACTAAAATTGATCCAATCAAATACGACTTGTTCTTTGAAAGATTTATTTCAAAAGCAAGAGCAAAAAAGACTATTATTGATGGTATTACCTATTTTGATGGCTCTTTGTTTCCTGATGTAGACCTTGATATTTGCTATTATAATAGATCTAAAGTAATTAACTATCTTGAAGAAAAATTTAAGGGTAAAACTTCCAAAATTTTAACACTTAATACTTTAAGTTCCAAACTCTGCATAAAAGAAGCGGGGAAGACAGTAGCTGAAAAGCAGGAAGCCGAAATGAATGATGTGTCTTCATTCATTCCTAAACTCTTCGGACAAGTAAGAAGTCTTGAAGAAGCTGTTGTTGAATCCGAAAAATTTGCAAAATGGACAGAAGAAAACACAGAAGTTTACAAGATAGCTTTAAAACTACAAAACTTAATTAAAAATAAAGGAGTTCATCCATCTGGATTACTACTTTCTCACTCAGAACTAGAACAATCTTGTCCAACAGAACTTTCTTCTGACAAACAAGTTGTATCAAGTTATGACATGAACAATATAACTGCGTACAACGTTAAACTTGATCTTCTTGGATTAAGAGGAGTTTCTGTTGTAGATGATGTATGTAAGTCTTTAGGTATTAAATATGAGGATATTGATGTTAATGATAATTTTATTTATCAAAAGCTTCAAGAATTGAGAAATCCTCATGGGCTATTTCAAATTGAAGCAGAAACAAATTTCAAAGTTTGCCAAAAAGTAAAGCCAAAAAATTTAGAGCAATTAAGCGGTGTTCTAGCTTTGGCTCGCCCCGGTGCGCTTCAATTTATAGATCAATATGCGAACTACACTAATAACGATCATTACGAAAGCATTCATCCTTTTTTTGACGATATTCTTGGCGTTACTGGAGGTGTATGTCTTTATCAAGAGCAATTAATGAAGATGGTTAGCAAAGTGGGCTTTTCTCTTGATGAAGCAGAAATTGTCCGCCGCTGCGTTGGCAAAAAGAAAGTTGATGAAATGAAAGAATGGGAGCAAAAAATTAAAGATAAAATCTCCCAACAAAAACTTGATCCTAAAATTGGCGAAATCCTTTGGAGAATTGCAAATGATTCAGCTAATTATCAATTTAATAAATCTCATTCAGTTGCATATGCAGCATTGGCCGCTATTTCTATTTACTTAAAGTTCAAGTATCCTCAACAATTCTTTTTGTCTTTGCTCAAGATGAGCAAGCATGAGCCAGATCCTATTGGAGAAATTTCTAAAATTGAAAAAGAATTAGCTTATTTTAACATTAAACTTCTTCCTCCTCACTTATTAAAATCAAAAGAAGAATTCTCTATAGAAAATAATGATATTCGATTTGGGCTTCTATCTGTAAAAGGAATTAGTGAGAAAACCATAACTGCTGTAAATCAATTCAGAGGCGAATTTAAAAACAAATTTGATATTTTTGAAACAGCATCTCAAGTAAGTTTGAACATAGGCGTTTTGTGTGCTCTTATTCAGGCAGGAGCTTTAGATGGAGACTTTAAGCAGTCTAGAAGTAAATTAGTCTATGAAGCTCAGTTATGGAATCTTCTTACTGAAAAAGAAAAAGTCAACGCAAAATTATTTGCTGAACAGTTTGAATATGATTTAGTAAAGATAGTTATTCATTTAACTCAAGCTAAAGATGCTAAAGGTAAACTTTATATAAAAGAGTCTAGACTTGATACATTAAGGAAAAAAGCTGATCCATACAAAAAGATTTATGAGCTAAATAGTAAATCAGAAAGTTTTGCTAATTGGTTTTATGAAAATTCAATTATTGGATACAGTGTTAAAAATAAACTGAGAGATGTATTTATAAGCAAAAAAGACGATTTAGTCTTTATAAAAGACATCGAGAGATTTCCAGAAAAAGACTATGTAGCATTCATTGGAGTAGTTAAAGAATGCAAGATGGGTGTTTCTAGAGAAAAGAAAACGAGATATTTTAAAATGCAAATCTCGGATGAGACTGCTAGCATCAACACAATGGTTTTTTCAGAAAATATTGACCTAATGCAGTCTTTAAATAATAAAGTTCCAGAAGAAGAAGATATTGTTATCGTAATTGGTCAAAAATTTACTGACTCAGTTTTTGCGAAAACTGTAGCTATTCAAACCCATAAAGTTTACACAAAACTTTCTCAACTAAAAGCAGACAAAAATACTTGATAAAACGAAGTTTTCTGGAGAATATAATCCAGATGAATCTTCAATTTTATAAAGGAAATAAGAAAATCACCGGTACTGCATGCTCCTTTCAAGCGAAAGGGGCTTCTTTATTTGTCAACTTCATTAAGCAGCATTCTTGGAATGAGGCTAGAAATGTTGGATCTTTTAGAGAAAACGCCAAGAATCCAGAAAAGTCTGGCGTAGTCAAGTTTACTACAACTGAAGCCGCTGGAATTATTGATTCTATTGATAGGAATACGGAGTATAGCTACTATCACACATCTAAAAATGGTAACTCAATGGGAAAGTTTTGCCCCTATGTAAGAGATGGGAAGCAGATTGGATACTCATTTAATGCAACAAAAGAGAGTAAAGGAGATACGGTAAACAAGAATAGTTTTTTAATTGGTTTTTCTTTTGCGGAGGCAATTCTTGTCAAGCAGTTTTTGCTTAGATTTATTTCAGAATCATTTACTAAGATCGAAACTGAAAAAGAGTCTACTGATGGAGCGGAGCCCACTGCAGATAAAAAGCCAATTTATAATAAAGTTCAAATTACTCAAAATCAATCTGAGGCCGAAGCTCAGGCTGAAGAGCTCATTTTTTAATGCGAAAGAAAAAAATAGTCATCCAAACAGATTGGTCTCTTGCAAAAACCGGCTTTGGTAGAGCAGCGAAAGAGCTAATATCATATTTATACAGCACTAATAAATATGAAATAGTGCATTATTGCTGCGGCACCCATACCAACAGCCCTTTGCTTTCCAAAACTCCTTGGAAAACATTGGGCTGTATTCCTACTGATCCCTCTGAAATCAATAGAATAAATTCAGATCCATCGTTAGCAAGAGATGTTTCTTATGGATCCTATTATATAGATGAAGTAATTAAATCAGAAAAACCCGATCTCTGGATTGGAGCTCAAGACCCTTGGGCTTTTGGTCAATACTATAATAAAAAGTGGTATAAGAATATCACTTCTTTATTGTGGGTTACCTTAGATTCGTTGCCTATTTATGATGAAGCTATAAAACAGGCAAAAAATTCCTCTGAATATTGGATCTGGAGTGGATTTGCTACTAAAGAAATGCATAAGATAGGCGTATCTAATGCTAAAACAGTACATGGACCAGTTAACTATTCAAATTTTAACTATTTAGGAATTGAAAAAAGAAATGAATTAAGGAAAAAGTATAATCTTCAAGATTCATTTATAGTAGGATTTGTTTTTAGAAATCAGTTAAGAAAATCTGTTCCTAATTTAATTGAAGGTTTTAGAGATTTTGTTAAAAATAATCCAGAAGTAAAAAATGCTAAGTTACTTTTGCATACGCATTGGAGCGAAGGCTGGGATATTTTTAAACTAGCTGATGAATACAATGTTTCTAGAGAAGATATTTTAACTACTTATTTATGCAATAAATGCAAAAACTACTTCGTTAATTCATTCAAGGGGCAGGAATTAAAATGCGGAGTTTGCAATACTGAGAAAACCTGCTCAACAACTAATCCTAGCAATGGAGTTTCTGAAAAGCAATTATGTGAAATCTACAATTTAATGGATGTTTATTGTCATCCATTTACATCAGGGGGTCAAGAAATTCCAATTCAAGAAGCTAAATATTGTGAACTCGTAACTCTTGTAACGAATTATAGCTGCGGAGAAGACATGTGTGTTCCCAACGCTATGTCTATTCCTTTAGAATGGTCTGAATACAGAGAACATGGGACTCAATTCAGAAAAGCTTCCACATACCCATCTTCAATAGCAAAGCAGCTTCTTAAAGTCTATAGAATGTCAGAAGCAGAAAGAAGAGAAATAGGAAGAAAAGCAAGAAAATGGACAATCGAAAATTACTCTATTGAAGTATTAGGGAAAGTCTTTGAAAATTTTATAGATAATGTGCCTTTTACTTCTTATGATTTTTCTTTAAAAGAAGAAGAAAAGAATCCAGACGCAGTTATTCCTGATATTAAAGATAATTCGCAATGGTTGATTTATCTGTATCATAATATATTAAAAATGACCTCAGTAGATCAAAAAGATGATGGTCATAAGCATTGGATGAAAAGACTCTCCGAAGGAGACAGTGAGGAAAATATTGAAAAATATTTCAGACAAGTAGCTCAACAAGAAAATCAAAAAAATAAAAAAATTGATTTTGAAGAAATTTTAGATCCTAATGACAAAGGTAAAAGAATACTCTTTATCATGCCAGAAAGCATTGGCGATGTATTTTTGTCAACCGCATTACTTGAATCAATTAAAGAAACATATCCTAATCATAATTTATACTTTGCTACAAAAAAAGAAAATTTTTCCATCCTGAAAGGAAATCCTTTCATTCATAGAATAATAGAATATATACCTCAAATGGATAATCTATTATGGCTAGAGGGAAGAGGAGATCATAATGGATATTTTGAAATAGCATTTCTTCCATATATTGGAACTCAAAAAATATTAAATTACATTCACAACGGTAAAGATAAAATAGCTTTTGACCTTAAGTAATATGCACATTTTAGAACAATATGCTTTAAATAGCGGAGCTAAAATTAAAAATCCCTTTGTTTATGAACAGTTTTTTCCATTAACTGTAGAGAAATATTTAACTTTTCATCCAACTTCGAAGCCATCAAAAACTTATGATTACTGGCAAGAAGTAATAAATATAATTCTTCCAATATTAGAAAAAAATAATATTAAAATTATTCAACTGGGTCAAACAAATGAAAAAGTATATCAAAATATTTTGAATACAACAGGAATGACCAGTTTTAATCAGACTGCTTATATAATCAGAAATGGACTTTTGCATTTTGGAGCTGACAGTTTCCCAACTCATGTAGCATCTCACTACGGAAAAAAAATCGTTGCTCTTTATGCAAATAATTACATTTCTTGTGTTAAACCTTATTTTGGAAATTCTGAAAATCATATATTGCTAGAACCAGAAAGGACTGGAAAGCCAAATTTTTCTCTTGAAGAAAATCCGAAAACAATCAACAAAATTAAACCAGAAACAATTGCAAAAAACATACTCAATCTATTAAATATTCCTAGTCTAATTAATATCGAAACAAAATATTTTGGATTAAATTACAATCAACCGAAATTAGAATTAGTTCCAAATGTAAATATAAATCCGAAACAGTTTAATTCTGATTTCTTAATAGTTAGAATGGATTTAGAGCATAATGTTCAAATTCTTGAAAATCAATTAAATATTTGCCCTTGTTATATTACTACTGATAAACCAATTAATACTCAATTAATATTAAATCATAAAAATAATATTAAAAAAATCTTTTATAAAATTACAGAAGAAAACGATTTAGATTTTGTTAATTTTTTAGAATTAAACAGTATTCCATTTGAGCTTTTTACATTTTTAAAAGGCAAAGCTTTAGATGAAATTAAAATAAAATATTTAGATCAACAAGTCATTGCGGAAATAGAAACTGACAATAAAGAAAAAATTAATCTATTTAACTTAGATAATCTTTATTATAAATCAAATAAAAGAATAGTTAGCCAAGGAAAAATTTTCAATAGTGAAACTTGCTACAAGGAAAACATTGAGATGAAAAATGAGTTTGAATTACTAATTGATAATGAAGATTTTTGGAGAGAAGCAGAGGATTTTTGGATTTTAAAAGTTGACAAGTAAGCATTGCATTATATACTACTGTCCTAATGGAAAATTTAAGCGTTCGAAACGAAAAGGGTCTCATTAATGGATTAAATTATCATTTTAATGAAGATAATTCTATTAATTGGAGAAAAATGATTAAAACTGAATTCTTGGTCTCTAATCGAGACAGAACCTCAGAAACAGACATATCAAAATTAGAAGATAAGGATCTATTAATCCTTTTGGGTGGAATTAAAGATGTTGCTCAAAAAAGAGGATTTACGTCAGTAATGTATGATGTAAAATGTCCATCTTCTGATTATGTTGTGGCAACATGCACAATTGATTGGATTCCAAATTACGAGAGCGAAAATAAGGCAATTAGATTTTCGGCGATAGGAGATGCTTCCCCAGCTAACACTAAAGATTTTGCTAAATATTTTCTAGGACCTATAGCCGAGAATAGAGCATTCATTAGGTGCGTCAGAAATTTTTTAAAAATTAATATTGTTGGCCAAGACGAAATTGGCAAGTCAAAAAATAATATTGATGAATCATCCGATTCTAGTCCTGTGTTTGAACCGAATGCAATTTTAGAAAAAGTAATGAAAGAAAAGAATATTTCCTTTTCTAAACTGAAGGAAAAGTTAATTAAAGAAAATTACACTAATGCCGAAAATTTCATTTCATTATCTGATATTCCAAAAATTAAAATCTTTGAGTTGATTGAAAGAATTCAAAAAATGAAATAAATTATACTGGAGGATTAGTTGATCCTCTAGAAGCAAGTTTCCCACCTAAGATTACCGAAGTAGAAGAAACAGATCCCAGTCCTTTAAAAGTTGATGCCTCTGTATTAATAGTTTCAATTCTTAGTTTTAGATATTTAGATTCTTCTGGATCATTAGCGATTACATAGTCTCCAGTAGGAGGAATATTAGATGAAAATTGCACATCAATAAATTTTTCATTTCTTGATGGTTTAAATGAGGTTAGCATAATTTGTTTTGATGCATATCCAGTCGGATATAAAATAGAAGTTTTAACTGGGGCATCTAAAAGATCAAAATATGAATCATCATTAGTATAAAATTCAGAATAATTAATTCTAAAAAATTTATTATTTTGATAAGATCCAGTTAAAACAATATCTGTAATTCTAGCATAGTTATTCGGATTCTGAATAACTAAAAATGGAAAATTACTTGTAGTAAAATTAGAATACGGAGTTAGCAAACTAATATTTAATTTTTCGCCAACAACGAAATCATTATCCAAAGGAAAAGTGGTGGATAATACATAGTCAGCATTATATTTAGATCCATCTGTACTTTGAGTAGAATAGTTATCTCCTGTAAAAAGTAAGACACTAGGCTCTTTAATTATATATCCTGATAATGGAGAGTCAACTTGAACAATGTCTGAAGTAAAACGATTGGTAGTATACCCCCCTGCGTCTTGAGATATTAATTTTATACCTGTAACTTGACCGACAAAAGGCGGCAAAAATGAAATAATTCCACTTGTTATTAAAGCATCTTTTCCTATAACTTTACCGGTTATATTAATCGAATTAACCGTATATCCCGCTCCTCCGTCTAAAATTTTATAACCAGTAACTAAGTCATTAAAAGCATTGTAAAACTCTACTATTGCTTTTTTCTTGCCTTTGTTAAAAACAGTTGGAAAAACTTCTATTACTGAATTATTAGACTCAGAAAAGAAATCCACACCACTAATATTTTTAACTCCATTTCCTTTAAAGGAAATTAATGAACCATCCCAACCACTAACTAAATTCATTCCATCCTGAACATAGTTTAATTTATTATTTAAGAAAGCGTCTTGGATAGAAATTAATGGAGCATAATTAAATACCCCAGAAATAGGATAAACTTGATTTAAATATGTTTTAAGATAGAATCTTCCAGTAATTGGTCTTATATCCTCGACATCTTTTCCGTGTACATTTTTACCAGCCATTGAAGGAGGGTAAAATTGCATTTTATTAAAATCTTTATAAATTAAATTACTATTAATATCTTGAGTACTGAAAGTAAAATCAATGCCCGTGCTGTATCCAGAACGAACTTGTTCTGGTGCGCTTAAACCACCAGACGCTCCTACTATTAATTTCCCTAAACCACTAAATTGAATACCTGTAACATAATTTAGATTTTCTCCCGAAAGAGTGATCAGAGAAAAAGTAGATCCAGTTAATATATTTAATCCAGAGCATTTAATTACTGGAGGCATTATTGTAATGGTATTATATAATTTGTCTGGATCAAAACTATTTCTTTGGAAGAATACTTGCCCACTTCCGATAAATCCATCTAAGTTTAATGATCCGTAATCAACATAATTAGCATCATTTCCAATTCCAATAGGATCTGTACCACTATAAATTAAATTAAAATCAGGAAAACTAGAATATGCCGCAACAGAAACATTAAGATTACCAGATAAAATACTGTATCCTGTATAAGGCTGATAAAATCCTGAACCCGTTAAAGTAGAAATATCTATAATTGAAAGATTTTGTGCAATTATATATTGACCTGTTTTATTTGTTAGATGATTATATCCACTTATATAAAGATCTCTAGATTGTAACTGATGAGCGTTAATTCCAGTAACAATTATTGAATCTTTTAAGTAATAACCTGTTGAATTTACTCCTGAAATAGTTGTGCTTGGTAAAAAGGTTCTTGAATATCCCGCCACCTCTCCAGTAACTCCAGACATACCTGAATAAAAAAATCGGAATGCGGAAGCTTTTATATCTCTTGGAACACTTACAACAACTCCTGTTCCAGATACGCTAGATATATTTGGAAATTTGACAAGATCATTATTAATTCCAAGTCCATAAAATTCAAGACCACTTAAATTGTTTCCTGATAAAGTTATATAACCAGTAAAATAAGCAGAAGAAGGAATTATTTTATTTATAGAAGGATTTAAAAAAGTAAAATCTCCAGAACTTGTAACAGAGGTATAAGGATTAACTAAAGTAATTGGTCCATCCGCAATATCATAAACATTAGGAACATAAAAATTTAAACTGCTTATTGTTTGATTGAATAATCCATTTATTACTTTATAATTTCCATTTTTAGACCCTAAGAGAACAGAAGTAACTGTATTTAAAAATTTTCCTGTTACATTTATTAATGTTCCTGCCATTCCCGAGGCAGGAGAAAATCCATCAATTACTAAATTACCACTTTTAATAGAAAGACCACTTGGGTAAGTATAATTATAATGATAAGAATTTAAAGTAAGAAAATCTCCACTTTGAGCTAAATCAGGAAGAGTGAATATAATTACTTGATCAAACTCCGAACCAGAATTAATAATTTGAAATCCAGTAGCAGCAAAGTCTCCTACTTTAACAGTATCAACATAATAAATATCTGTGCCATATCCAGTTACAGGTTCTCCTTGCACCAATAACGAAGGATAAATTCCTGTAATATTAGGAGTTTTAAGGAATGTAAATTGTTTATCGAATCCTCCTGTTAAAATAGAAAATCCATTATTAATTAATGTATTTGTTTTTCTTGTTGAAGATAAATTAGGAACACTAACTTGTAAATATCCAAAGTCTCTAATATTATCATCAACTAATCCAACATTAGAATGAATTAAAATTTGAGTATTGATATTATTTCTTGCGCGTTTTTTAGGTTGATAGCTACTGTATTTATAAGGGTCTTCTTTTTGCAGAACTATTTCATCAATATTTCCATCCCAAACTGAAGAGGCGGACCCATCTGCATCAGAACCAACAAAAACCTCAAAATTTGCTATTGGAGACGTGTCATTGTTTAAAGAAAAATCAAGATTAGAAGTTGAATAATTTATTCCATTTCCAGACAAATTTAAACCGCTTCCATTTAATAAAATTTTTCCAGAAATAGAACTAGAAGATAAATACGTCTTAGAAATCGAAATATGATTCCAAGAGCTTTCTATAAAATCTCCAGAAAAAATTGAATCTACTCCTTGCCAATAAATTCCAGAAACAAACACTTTATTTGCACTAGCGTAAATATTGACGCCGCTTGAACTTCCTATAATAAATCTTTTATCCGATGAAGTTAAAGATGAAGAAGGTTTAAAATCAACTTCTAAATCAAATGAATTTCCATAACTCATTGGGTGATTAGAGCCCAATCCTGTAATATTAAATTTTAAATAACTATAAGAACCATTTAAAAATGCAAAAGTCTTTCCATCATATATAGAATTAGCATTAACGATGCTAACGGAATTACGAGTTATTGATTTTCGCGTTCTATATGTAGATTGATAATCGTAACTCGCTGTATTTTCTGGAGCTTCAACTAAAGAAAATTCATTGCCAGTATCTTGAAATATAAATTGAGTATCAGGATAAAGATTATGGCCCAAAATATCAATTTGACCTCCCATGTAATTTTCGACAGAAGAAATATTCTTAATAGCTGGTATGCTTTTTACTATTTGAAAATTTTCAAAAAAGAAATTTCTGCCTCCAGTATTTGTTAAAGTAATATCGTATATTCCGGGAGCTACATTATTTGTATATGAGATAGTTGATCCAGCAGAATTTTTGGTCAAAGAACTGAAAGAATAATTTTGATTAAACGCTCCATAGTTAGAATCTTCTACATATCCACTTATATATGGAATCTTAGGCAATTTATTTCTATTACCTTTACTATCAAAATCAGAAAAATTACATTGCAAAAATAAAATCGTATTTTGATCATCATTTAGCTGAAGTGTCGTATCAGGAAGAGAAGACGAAGTATATCTTCCAACTTTAGAAAATCTAATTTCATCTAAATAACCTTCAAAAGAATTAACTCCATTAGTTGATTCAAGACCTGTATATAATCTGCCTATATATAAACCTGCTCCCGCATTTAAAGAATTAGTTGTAGAAGAATTAGTAGTACTTGTTTGAGAACTATCATTTTTTGTAAATACATGAGTATTTCCATTAGTTCTAGAAATTGAAACTTTTGTCCAAGTATTAATCGGAGTATTTGAAGTAGCTATAGTAGCAATAGAAGATCCGTTCACTTGAAAAGTCCAATTAGACGAAGATGCTGCTTTATATAAAAAGAAACCATTATTAGATAAACCTGCATCATTAATTAAATCAACTCTTGCAGAAGGTATTACTGAAGGTTTTACAAAAAACTCTAAAGTAAAATCTCCTGCTCCAATATTAAAATCTTGATTTGTTTGGCTATCTGCAACTAAATAACTTCCTCCAGAAAAATAAATAGCATTATTAAATTTACCTGTTGGATTGCTAATAACTCCGCTATTTAAAATAGTTTTAGGAATTCTAAAATTTAAACCACTTAAAATTACATTAGTAACATTACTTAGATTTTTTCCTATTACCGTATTAGAATCTCCAGATATAGCATAATAATTTAAAGAAGAAAATACATCTGGCGCTCGTAAAACATTTATTTGAGATTTAGAAGTAAATGAAGTATTGTCTTTAGAATTTATAACTACATAACCCTGATGAGCCTCTTGAGGAACTATTCCTGAAATTTTATCTCCATTATTAGCTGAACCCGTAAAGTTTGCTTTAACGAATCCAGTAGTAATTCCATCCATAGAAGTAGTAAAATATACAGGGAAATAACTTTCATCAACGAAAGAGGTACTAAAATTTCTACCACTAATAGTTAATAAATCACCTTCATAAGGAAAATTATTGCTGAATCCACTAATAAAAATTTTACCAAAGAAATTAATATCACTTACTGAATAAACTATTCCACTTCCATTGTATCCGCTAATTCTAACTGGTCCAGTAGTATAACCACTTGGAATTTTAACCATTAAACCACCACTTGTTTCATTATAAAAAACATTAGTTCCAGTTATATTATTGAATGAAACATAAGATACTCCCGTTAAAGAACTTCCGCTGATTGCCACGTATTCTCCAACTTCTTGTGTATTTGGAGTAATAGTCTCTATTTTTGGAATCGGGAAAAAATCAATTCCACTAACGTATAAAGGATCAGTTATTGACTGCCCAGTTATAAAATAAAAATTAGCAGGACCATAAGAAATATTTTTTGGAACTGTAAATTCAATATATTCCGGATTAGCATCATAATAGGAAAAATCAACAAAACCAGCCCTTGGTAATTCAAGGCCGCTTAACGCATATAACCCATATCCGGTTACGCGCATTGTTTGATTTATATTTCCTGTACTATAAGTAGGCATTTTATAGACCCTCGAAATTTTGAGCTAATCGAATATCTTCTTTAGATACACTAGTTCTAAAATTAAAAACAGAAGATGAACTCGTTTCTTCTGTTTCGATTGTAATTATACTAGCTCCTTTTAAAGATGCTGGCGCAACAGCTGTGATTAAATCTGTAGAAGCGACATTAAAAGAAGAAGCTAATGAATTACCAAAAAATACTTTTTTAACATTAATAAAATTTTTGCCATTTATCGTCATAGTTCCACCCGGCAAAATAACTCGTGGAGTAAAATCTGTAATACTTGGTTTAAAATGAGAAAAATCTTGATTCAAGGAAAATTCTGCAGTCGCATATCCTTGGTTATCTAAAGATATTCGTTTTGATGAAATTATTCCTGAAAATGATAATGTGTCTAAAGGATTAGATCCTGTTAATAAAGAAACATGAAAAGAACATGGAACTCCAGAAGCGGGTAAAGAAATATCATAATTATCTAAAACAAAAGATAAAGATTGACTACGTTTACCTAAATAAGCTCTGCTATTATTATCAAATTCAGTAGATCCTTCTTTATTATATTTATCAACTTCTCTTTGATATTTATAATTAAAAGAAATAAAACTGTAAGTATTAGAATCAAATTTTACGTTATTGGCATTTCCTGATAAATAAAAATTAGAAAAATTTAATGGAGCAATTTCATTTTTATTAGTTGGAGGAGTAACTGAAAAAGTTCCCTTGAGAGGTTCAAAAACTTTAATTTCTAAATCAACTTTAGCTAAAGAGTCAGGGCTTCCAATAATTGAATATGAAGTTACATAGCCACTATTAAAATATAAACCTCCGAAATTGCCAGAAATTCCTTGCTCTGAGTTAGCTCCTAACAAATATTCTTTAACAAAATCTTTTCCAGTTAAATAATAAGAAACCGAGAATGTAGTATCTGTTGTATTTTCAGGCGCATAAGAATAAGAATTTTTCTTAAACTCTTCATTATATACAGGAGTATTACTAGTATCAAGCGACATGTTGACATTAGTCGCCAAAATATCAACTCCACTTAATTTAAAACTACAGTTTTTATAATTGAAAAACATTTAGAAGCTCCTTTTTAATGATATTTTATTTTGAATAAAACCATCAATATAATTTTTTAAACTAGAACTATCAATTTTAGAACCAGAAGTATTAATACTAAAAATATTTTGATTTCCAAAAGTATTTATATAAACTGTAGAATTTTCAGCAGTTGATAAATTAGAGCTAGAAAAATTAGTATTAAAATCATCAATTGTATAATCAAACGATTCTTGACCTCCATTCAAATGGATTTGTGATGCTCTTTGTTTTCCAACGGCATAAATAGGATCCCAACTAAAACCTAAATTATAAGAAAAGTCCAAAACATTATAATTTTGATTAGTTAAATTTCCAGAAACTCTTGCGTTCCATGAATGAGCTATTCCAGATCCGCTATTTAAATTATTATTAGAAAGTTTATTAGATAAAAATCCAGATAAATCAGAATAACAAGAAAAAGAAGCGGTCGATTGAATTTTAGAATTGGGCGTTATCGTTAATGAATAACGAGAAGGATAAAATGATCCACTAATTCCTGCTATTTTTAAAGTTATTGGAATAGAAACTTCTGGAAAACTTCCCGTGAATATTCCTGTTTTAATATATTCAAAAACTTTGAAAATTGGATCTTCTATATTAGTATAATATGATAAACTTACAGTAGCCTCGTCAGCTTTTGTTTTTACCATTTGAGATGAATTTCTTCGACCTAAAACATAAGTTGAATTAATATTTCTATTAATATCAATACTAGCATTTTCAGCTAAAATAACTGCCGAACCAAAATTAGAATTGATTGCTACGTCACATTCATTAAAATATTTCATCCTTTTGCCTTATTTTAAATAACCTTTATACCTTACCGTTATTCCTACAGGAGAATTTACACTAGCAGAGTAATCCTCAGAAGAATTAATGAAATAACATAAAGAATTAGAAAAATCAAAATCTATAGCAAATCCTTCAAAATCTTTTATTTTTATTGAAAAATTAGAAACATTATCTAAATCATAAGTCAAATCAGATAACTTTTGAAGAACATAATTATCTTGAGCAATATTAAAATCACAATTAACTTCAATAGGATATATTGTTTTAACAAAAAATGGAGTGCTTTGTCCTACATAATAATTAGCAGTCCTATTGATATTTAAATTTAAATTAAAAGAAGAAACTCTATTAGTAGTAAAATCTCCTATATTAATATCAATAGAATTAGTGTTAGCAAGACTAGGTACAGGTGTAGAGTTAAAATTTCCTTGAGCTGCTATAGAGCCCGCGTTTTCAAAAATTGAGAATCCAGCCCTTATGGTTGGTATTTCACCTATTTGAGCACCACAAGAATAAGAATTTAAATAACCACTTTGAAAACCGAAAAGTATATTGGAACTAGGATTATTTTTTTTAGTAATAAATCCATAATTGCCTGAATCTCCTGTACAATTATAAAACTCATTTGTAGTAGTAAGCAAACTAGTAATAGATAAATTAGCAGTTTTTGTCCCTTCTGGGGTATAAAAACTACTATTCATTCCCAAAAATTTAACATGCTCAATGGGCATTTGGTATGAAGCTTGGATATCTTGTATACCATGAACTTGAGATTGATTTAGATAAAATGTTAAATTTTGTTTGTTTAATCTTGAAAACGCCATTCTATCTTATTATTTACACAAAAAAGTGTAATATTATTTGGTAAAAGGCAAAAGGAAATGTCTACGTCCATATACGATATAGCTCCATGGAGCGCATCAACTGCTTATAATAAAAATGATGTAATTTATTATTCTTCTGATGCTAGGTTTTATTATGCTAAAAACAATGTGCCTGCTGGGGCAGGCAATGCGCCCAACTATCAGAATATTCTTTCTGATTCAGACGCTTACTGGGGAGGATATTTAAAACATCCAATCACTCAAAAAGATTATCCCTTTTTCTTTTGGAAACCATCTTATCAAACGCAAGCTAATTTTGAACCAAAAGTAAATGTAGTAAAATACGGAGATGGTTATGAAAAAAGAGTAAGTGATCAAATTAATTTTAATTTATTGAATTTTGACTTAAATTTTGATGGATTAACTTTAGATGAGGTTACTGCTATTTTACATTTTCTAACATTGAGAGCCGCTAAACATGCTTTCATATATAAACCAGCAGCACCATTTACAGTTGCAAGCACAAATGCTAAACTATTTGTTTGCCGCAAATGGGCATCATCCAATCCATTCCATAATAATTTTTCCATAAAAGCGTCATTCGAAGAAGTCCCAGCATAATATGGCAACTCAAGAACAAATCAAAAATGCTTCATTAAAGATGAACAAAGAGTTTTTCTCTTTGGAGCCTTCATCGATAATAAATCTTTTTGAAATTGATTTAAGCGATTTAGGTTTTAGCACAGATAACCAATTCATTATTAATTTAAGAGAAATTCAAATTGCATTACCCGGCTCGACAGAAACAATAAATAATGATTTTAATTATAGAATTATTAGACTTCATAATAATTTAAAATTAGGAAAAAATGTTATTTATTGGAATAATAGTCCTTATTTACCTGCACCACTAGCTGCAGAAGGATTTGAATTAGCCTCTAAAGGAGTATTCCCAAAACCGAAAATTACGATTTCTTTTTCAGATGAAATGCTTGATGTTTTTTCTTTGTTTAAAGGAACAGTAAATTTTGGAAGTTTAATAGGAGCAAAATTTACTAGAAGACGCACATTTGCGAAATTTCTAGATAGAAAAAATTTTTATCAAACAGATTCAAACACTCCTCTTACTTCAGATTACGCTTCTATTCCGGAAGGATTTGACCCAGATCCAAATTGCGAATTTCCTAAAGATATCTATTATTTAGACAGAAAATCATTTGAAAATAAAAATTCAATTCAATTTGAACTATCCAGCGCCATTGATTTAGATAGAGTAAAATTACCACGAAGAAGAGTTTTAAGTTATGCTTGCCCATGGCAATACAGAGGAGAGGGTTGTTTGTATGAATATCAATCTAGATTAAATGAAGATACTCATGGAACAACAACTGCTATTCCAAATCAAAGTGATACCACAGGAGAAATTGCTCCAGTTTGTGCAACTGAAGACGATCAACTAATTAAAGATATAATCTCCCCTACTGTTTTATCAAATAATCCAGTTGAATGGAAATCAAAAGAATCTTATGAAAAAGGATCAGTTGTATACATAACTAAAAAGAATATTAATTTTTATTTTGTAGCCAAAGTCAATGTTCCTATTAATATGCCACCACCAAATGGTAATTATTGGTTGGCAGATCAATGTTCTAAAACGCTAAAAGGCTGCAGAATAAGATACGGTCAAAATGCATTACCCTTTGGTGGATTTTATGGAGTTTCTAATTACCAAAGAGGATCAATGTAATGGTTAATGAAGAAATAAAAAATGCTATCAAAGAGCATGCAATTAAAGATTATCCAAATGAATGCTGCGGATTACTTTATATAAAAGATAATTGTCTAAAAATACTAAATGCCCAAAATACCGCTATAGACAAAGTTAATGAATTTATAATAAATCCAAAAGATTATTTAAAAGCTTCTAGAAATGGTAAAATAATTGGTATTTATCATTCTCATTGTATTCAAGATAATTCATTTTCAGAATTAGACAAACAAATAAGCCACAGATTAAATTTAAAAAACATAGTCTATATTCACAAACAAAATAAATTCGAAGAATATTGCCCAGAAAATTATTTTTCTAAATATACAGATAAACAATTCAAAATTAATCAATCAGATTGTTTATCTATTATCGAAGAATATTATAATGAAGAATTTGGATTAAAAATATTTCACTATGAAAGACATGAAAACTGGGATAAAAACTACAAAGATTTCATAGAATATAAACTTTCTTGTTTCACAAATAATAAAAACTTTGACGAATTTCTTGCTAAAGAAAATTTTATTAAAATAGATGAAATACAAAAAGCTAAAAAACATGATATCATAATATTTAAATATTTAGACAATTACCCTTCTCATTTTGGAATTTACTTAGGCAACGATCATATTTTACATCAACCAAGAAACAAGCAATCTTTGATAGAAAAACTTTCAAATCCAGAGAAAAGAAGAATATATTGTTTCGCAAGACATAAACAACTATGTTAAATTTAGAAATTAAACATGAAATAATAAATCATGCATTATCTAGCCCAAATGAAGTTTGCGGCTTTATAAAAATGCAAGGCGATATCTTAGTAATTGAAAAAAAAGAAAATATATTAAATTCAGCAACACAATTCATGATGGAAGGAATAGATGGAGACACTGTTGCTTATTATCATTCTCATATTGATTATGATCGCATTTCTAGAGAAGACGAAATAGTTTCAGAAAGACTAGGGTTGCCCTGTATTGTTTATAATAAAAATTCTAATACATTTCATCAATATAATCCAAATGGTTTAAAAATTCAATATACAGAAAGACCATTCGTTTTAGGTTTCGCAGATTGTTTATGGCTAGTCAAAGATTACTATTCGTATAATTTAAATATAGATTTAGCTTCCGAGCAAGAAATAATTAAAAATAATGCCTCGCAAGAGGAATACGATATTTTAGTAAAACAAAGATGTATTAACGAAGTAGATTTTCTTAAAACTAGAAGTGATTATTTAAAAAAATATTTTGAGTTAAACGGTTTTAAAGGAGTCGAAAGCCCCAAAAAGAATGATATTCTTATAACAAGAACTGCTAATTATAATTTTCCAATACATTGTATGATTTTTTTAGGAGGAGATAAAGTTTTACATCATCCTGGAAACAGCATCTCTAAAGAGGAAAGACTTTCCAGACTTCAGAAAAAATGGGTAATTTATACAATGAGGCACAATCTACTATGACATTAATCACTTTACATGGAGAATTAGGAGAAATCGTTAACAGAAAAAACTGGAAACTAAAAGTTAATTCTGTAAAAGAAGCTTTGCATGCTATAGACGTGCAATCAAGAAACAAACTAAGAAAACACTTTTTAGAAGCTCAAAATAAATCATTAGAATATAAAGTTATTGTAAATGATAAAGAAATTGAAGTCTCTGAGGATTTGAATTTTAATAACTTGCAGACTTTGCAAGAATCAGAGTTATTTTTAGATAATAGTAATTTAAGAACTTTAGATATTGTTCCAATTATTAAAGGCGCTGGTGGCGGCGGAGGTGGACAAAGTAGTAAAGGAATTTTAGGTATCATCTTAGGAGTTCTATTAATAGCAGCAGGTATAGCATTAGCCTTTGTAAGCGGCCCCCTAGGCGCAGCAGTAATTATTGCAGGTATAGGATTAGTAGCAGCGGGCATCACTATTTTGACTATGCGATCTCCTGAATTTGAGGACTTTAGAAAAATAGACAATGGAAACGGTGGAAAGCCAAGCTATTTATTCGATGGTCCCACAAATGTATTAGGAGAAGGCGGTCCAGTTCCAGTAGGATACGGCAAAATGAAAATTGGATCACAGACTATCGAACTATCTGTATCAAGCTTCGAAGTATCTAATAAATTAAATACTACTGATACAAGAAATAAAATATTGCAATTACAACTAGCAGAAAAGAATCAATAAAATGAATAATTTTGAAGATTTTAAATTTGTAAAAGGTTTTGGCGGTGGTTCGCCAAATAATCCTCCGCCTCCAACTCCAGCCTATGAAGATGCAGAAGGATTTTTATATAATGATACAGTTGATAACGTATATCAATTTGCAAGAGTTACAGATTTACTTTCCGAAGGACCTATAGAAGGTTTATGCGAAGGAGAATATCAGTTTAAAGGTAATGCCGGAGATTTAGGTTATACTGGGGTATATTATAATGAATATCCTCTTGCTATCGGAAATCAAAATACGCAAGTAAAATATTTAAGGTCCATTCAATGGAATCAAAATCCATTAGTTGACTCTCAAAACAAATATAATTATCAACAAATAAACATTAATGTATCTAAAGGTGGTCCCAGAGGTATTGCCAATATCGAAGATACTGATTCAACAAGTTACATAAGATCTATCGGAGAAAGATTAAGAGGACCAAATGAAACAGCTGTAACAGCATCACAAATATCAGATTTCCAAAAAAATTATCGAATAGTAAATAAAGAGTGCCGAAAAATCAAAATCAATTTTAAAATTGGTTCTTTATATCGCACTTTAAAATATCAAGATCTTGCTGCTTCTATAAAAGATGATCCAGATATTTTAAAAACTGATAAAACTTTCAATACATTCACTTTAATAGGAAGAGGCAGATCAGAAACAGGAAAGGATGTTATCGCGGGTGTTGGATCTGTAATAAGATACAATTTTGACGTTCATATTAAAATTGTTCCTGTATATAGAACTTATTCAAATACTTCTACTGAAATAGATATCACAGATGCTTCAAAAGCTACATCTGTTGTAAATCAAGAAAATCTACTTTTAAAACCCGATACCACTGAATCATTATATAAAATAAACTTTAATGGTAAAGTAACTCAAGGATATTTAAAACAAGTAGCAATAGATTTAACAAATATTTTTAAAAATCTATCAAATAATGATAACTGGGTAGGTTGGGATATTACAGTTTTAAAAACTACTCCTGAAGGAATTACATCTTCAAAGTCAGCTTATATATCAATTGAAAGCTTAACTGAAATATATTATTCAAATTTTAGATATCCTAACGCTGCTGTTGCTAGTGCTAATTTTAATGCTGAATATTTTTCTAGAATTCCTGATAGAAATTATGATGTAAATCTTTTAAAAGTAAAAGTTCCATCTAATTATGATCCAATAACCAAAACATACGGTAATGAAATTCCATTAACTATAGAAGAAAAAGTAACTATAAATTCTTCATCTAATTCACAATCGCAAAACTTTTTTTCTGCTGTTGGGAATACTGATTATACTAATACAGATGATCAAACTCCACCAATAACGAATGGATTAATTGGTCGATTTGATGCAACTAATGCATCTCCTAATGGATCAATAACTTCATGGCCTAATAATGGTTCAGACGCTTCAATAAAATGCATTATCGGGGGTGGAACGTATGCTAGTCCAGCAGGAGCAAATGGGCCAACCAAGGGAGCTGGCAATTCTGAAACAAGTCCAAATGGAAAATATGGAGTAACTTTTACAACCAGTCAAAACGTAAGATTCACTTATGAAGACCCGAAAAAAACTTTTGATGGCCCTAATGGCGACTATACAGTTTTTTACGTAGCAAAAATACATGATTTTGCATTACATAACGAAAGAAAAATGATATTGCATAGCAGCAATGCAGAAAATCAAGTAATTTTAGGATTTTTTGATAATTATAATAAAGCATTTTGGTTTGGAACATGGATAAACTCAAATGAAACGACGAATACTGCAAGAGGGAATGATATAAATGAATATACGCTTAATGAAAAAGATTCTAATTGCTATATTGTAGGAGCATCAGTAAGAACAAAGTCTAAAAGCGTAGATACATACTGGCAAAATACTAATTTTTCAACTACTGATTTAACTTTTACATATGCTCCACAAGGATTAGCAGTCAATAGATCAGGAACAATTTACGCAAATCAAAAAAGTAAATGCACTTTATTTGAGCTATTAATTTTTAATAGATCTCTTACAAAAAGTGAATGTTTTAGTATTAGAAACTGGTTAAATAAAAAATGGAATGTTTTAGCTACTACAACATTTGATAATACAAAAAAGATTTTAGTTTTAGACTCTTCTTCTGTAAATATTCCATTAAAAACAATATGCAGAAATGGACAAGGAGCAACTACTAGCATTAGAGGAGTAGCTAAAGATTCTACTCAAGATTATCAAAATGCTTATTACGCAGGAATACCTCAAAGACAAAGAAATTTAACTAGCAAATGGAATTTAGCAAATCAAGGCTTTTGCAGTTTTTACTCTGATTGCAGTATAAATTTAAAAAATACAATAGCTGATGGTAATTATTCTCTAATGCAAAGAGATGATCAATTTAATTTATCATTACAAGTAACAGGAGAAACTTTATATTTAATATTAACTTTAATTAATAAAGAAACTTCTCAAAAATTTCAAATTAAGAAAAAACTCAAAGCAACAGCTAGCGAATTTAAAGAAATATATCCAAGAAGAATAACCGCTTATATTTTACCGAAAGTTTTACAACAAAACGCAAAATACAATAAAACTTGGTATCAAAACCATCGTCAATATGGTCATTTAGGAAATGTAGACTCTTTAATAAGTAAAGGCCCAGCAAGCATGGGACTTTATTTTGAGGGAGGATGGCCGGATTTAGTAAAAGCAGCTGAAACTAAAGGATTTATTGAAGAAGTCTCATTAAGCACCGATTCAAACTTAAATCCATTAATAAACACTTATATAAAAGATAATAGACTTTACAATAATTATATAAAATTTCCTGCGAAAGAAATAAATTCTGGAGGTCAAAAACAAGGTGCGCTTTATGATTCTATATTTCTTTATGAATCTTCAAATCCAACAATTTTAAATTCTCAATTTATAGTTTTATTAGATTTTAAAGAAGAAATTATCTGTGATTTAAATGTAGCTAATCATATTAATTATATTCAATTTTTAAATGCAAGCTCGATACTTTCTAATGAAGAATCCGTTTCTTATGGCTGGGATGAAAAAAAGCAATCCTCGGTCAATCAAGTAGAATTAGATAAAGTAAATAATTCTGCAAACTATCATGGTGTTTTTTCAGTTAATTCAAATGCAAACAATACTATAAATCTTACAGATACTCAAAACAAAGTATTATTACCAATTTCTAGTTTTAAAAATTCATATGGTAATAAGTTTACTCCATTTGAATTTATAGATTCAAATAAACCCATAAAACTATTTACCGACGAAAGTGCCAAACAATATGGAGGTAAAATTCAAGGTTCATGTAGTTCAATTTCTGTTGATTCAATAAATTTTGATGTCGCTTCTTTAGAATTAGCAACAAGTAAAGCATTATTTTCTAGCGATAAATACTCGGTACAAAAAATACTAATTCCAAATGGCGTCTCGAAATATAGTTTATCGAATGACATGTGGGATGGCGAATTTAAAACAGAAAAGCAATGGACAGATAATCCTGCTTGGTGTTTTTATGATTTGTTAACTAATAAAAGATATGGCGCAGGAAATTATGTTAATGAAAGCTCTGTAGATAAATGGTCTTTATATCAGATAGGTAAATATTGTGATGAATTAGTTTCTGATGGATTTGGAGGAATTGAGCCGCGCTTTACATGTAATGTTTATATTCAAAGCCAAGAAGAAGCCTTGAAAGTTCTTGGAGATATGGCTTCAGTATTTAGAGGCATGTTTTATTATGCTAATGGGGCAATTTATAGCACAAATGATATGCCCCAAAATACACCTGTATATTGTTTTACAAATTCAAATGTAGTAGATGGTAATTTTAATTATGAATCAACTTCTCTAAAAGATAGAAATACATCTGTTTATGTAAGATATATTGATAAAAATAATTTATATAAACCCGGAATCGAATATGTAGAAAATGTTGAAGCAGTTAGAAAACATGGATTTAAAGAAACAGAAATCACAGCTTTTGGATGCACAAGTAGAGGACAAGCCCAAAGATTAGGTAGATGGGTCCTTGCTTCAGAATATAATGAAACAGAAACGGTTTCTTTTGAAACTGGTCCAGAAGCAGTAATGTTTAAACCGGGAGACGTTATTAAAATCTATGATTACAATAAAAAATACAAAACAGTTGGTGGAAGATTAAATGCTATTTCTTTTTCAGGATTAGAAGCAAATACTACTACTGGATTTTTAACTTTAGACAGAAAACTAGATTTTAATTTCCAAAATTCAGCTAAATATGAACTTTCTATTGTTTCTCCTAAATACATACTTGACCCCGGAACAAGTGGAGCAATTACAGGAAGTATCGATTTCGCCGAGTTCAGAAAATCTCTTACAAATTCATTTATTATAGGCAGCGGAGATTTGATAACAGGTCAAAATTATGACACTATTCGCCTCACGGGGCTTAATTCATTTTTGAATACTGGATTAAATATTAGTGGTTTATTGCCTTATACAGGAGGAACCGGTTATGCTCCAGCATCAATAATTTGGAATTTAGGAAATTCTGGTTCTTTAGATGGAACAACTGATGGAGATTATGATTTTTATAGAATATTTAGGGTTCAAGAAGCTTCTCAATCAGATAACTATACAGTGCTTGCAGCACAAATGTATAATTTAAAATTTACTCAAATCGAATCAGGGTTAAATTTAACACCAAGTAGAGCCCCATCACCACCAGCATCTGCTCCTGATCAAGTTATTTTTGATTTCCAATCTTACGCAAAGGATTCCGAGAGCTGCAAGAAAGATATTTTAAATATTGATATTTATTATAACTCTGACATAAAAACAGCAACAATAGGTTTTAGAATATTCATCAAACCAGAATATAATTCTAGTTTTGATCCTAATATTGATACTAATTTTATTTTTACTCCAGTAGATTTAGAAAAATCTTTTGTTACTAGTTCTATTGATGCAACAAACAGAAATGGAATTATCAGAGTTTATGGAGTTAATATTAATAACGAATGCTCACCAACTTATTCTACCGCAAAATATCGTGGTGATTCTACAATTACAAACGTAGGATATTTTAAAGAATTAACAAATTGCATAGTTAATGTTAGCAACTTTGAAGACGAAGTTATTTCTTATACTAGAAAAGATTTCTTTAATGGATTATCAATTCAAAATCCATTACCATCAGATTTACAAATTGGAACAGATTTAAAATTTATTGATAATCAAATTTATCCAAATAAATATTATCCATACAGAATTAAAATCATACCAGAAAAAGTAGACAATAAAGCTTCATTTGCTGCGGCTTACCAAAAATACGTCGACCAAACTGATTATTTATACGAAGAAGAAAAATCTTCTCAAGGCGAAGTTTATCTATTTTCTCATCAAGCAACAAATAGAAAAATAAGAAACTTTTCAATAGCTATTGATAAATTTAATAGCTATAATTTATCTTCTACTTCTAAAAATTTCAAGGATCCAAAAGGATTCAGATTAGTAACTTACGATAGTTTAGATAATGATTTAAAACAAACATTAGATAATCTTTTAAATAATTCAGAATTTAAACTAACTAGAGACGCTGCAGATGTTATACTTAATTTCAATATGGAATTAAAGATGACTAATTTTGTTTCTAATTTATATCTATTGTTAATTCCAGTAACAGAGATATTTGATTTTAGTGTCAATCAAATTGTATATGACGATAACAATAATCCTAAATCAATAAAAGATAAAAACAATAAAGAAATCATTGATTCTCATTTTATTAACATAGATAACCAACCAGAAGTTTTCTATTTTAATAATCAAGTTGATACTATTGGTAAACCATTTACTCTTTTTGCATATAAACCTTATTTGATAGCTGTTGATTTATTTATGAATCTTTGGCAATCATCTTCATCTAGTATGCCAGATGGAGTTTCTATTACAAAAAATATTTTAAATTACGATTCTCCAATTTTAAATTCTAATGGATCACAAAAACTTTCTTATGCAGTAATTAGTTCAGTAAATAAAGAAATTAAAATACCAGAAGAAATAATAGTGGAAGATAAGAGTCTACAAGGTAAAATACTTAAAGCTGGAATTAATTATATTCATTTAACATTAAATAATAGCGTTTTAATTGAAGGTATTTTCGATAACCCCACAAACAATCAATCAACCTCAATACCCAATTCTTATAAATTAACAAGAAGAAATGTTTTATATAAACCAACAACTGACGAGCACGTTCAAGTAAAAGACGACAGGGTATCATCTTCCGATGAAGAAGGCGCTTACTATGCTTTATCTATAGCAAATAGAAAAATTCAATATAATCATCAATCGAGCGGTAATAATTTCAACAATTTAAGAATAATACCTTTTAACTTCAGAGCTTATACTTTATTGGGTAATAAAATCTTTACTTCTTTATTAGCTGGAATAAAAACAATTGCTAATTTACTAAATGGAATATTTCCTGAGAACTCTCAAACTAATGCCGTACAACATTTAGATATAAAGGTAAATAGAAAATTTACCGCTTCTCCTCAAGCAATTTGCCTAGCAGACTTACATATTATAAAAGACTATGACTTAAGTGGTGATAATGCTGGTAATTTAATTACTACAGAAACAAGCGAAATTAAAGAATATTTAATAAATAATGCTACATGCTCAAGCGAGCAGTCTGCAAAAAATTTAATAAAAGATTATGAAAGTAACTTAAGTGATGGATTCAATTTATTTAATGTTACACCAGATGAAAATTTCGGATCACCAGACGGGGATTTAAATTATCCAATACCACCAACTTTTCAAAAACAATATTTAAATTACACCATAACAAATCCAAGACAAACAAATTACATTGCAGCTTTATCCTCTTCAGAAATAACAAATAGAACTAGTTTAACTAACAATTCTTCATATTATCCCGGAGTTCCACTAATAAATGATTATTTATTTTCATTAGTAATAAATATTCCTTATCAAGGAGACGTTTATGGAGCTTCGTTTTTAGATAACAAAAGTTTAGAGGTATTTGTATATCATGGAGAAGAATTAATATCCTCTACAACAACTCAAACGGTTATAGGAAGTTTGGGGTCTATTGATATTCCTAGTTGGAGAGAAATAGTTATTCTTATCCCTAGAATAACACCAAAAAATTATTATACTTATAAAAGAACATATGAAAATGGCGACGTTATAATAAACCCTGAGCTATGGAGTTTCAATGACGTTAAAAATTTATCCTTTGCACATTTATCTGCTAGAAAACAACTAGGATTTTTCCCTGAACATAATTTTTATATACAGACAATGGAACTATCAATTCTAATAACTTATTAATACATATGAATCATTATATAGTATATTTTGTTGACGGTACGCATCAATACATAACAACGAGTATTAATTTAGAAGACGTAGATAATTTGCCAAAATTAAATATCAAATATGAAAACTTCGATTATCTGATTAAAACAGATAAAAAAATTGACCCTCATATATTAAACTTCAAAAAACATCTTCCCGATGGAAGCATTATCTGGAAAAAAGAAAAACTAATTCAAGAAAAAATCAAAAACGCAGTAATTAAAAGAGAATCATTATTTAAAAAATTAGACATTGATTTTCTCATTTCATTAGAAGTACACAACAATAAAAAAACAGAAGTAATTAAAAGAAATAAAAACTTTCTTCGAGATTTGTCCTGCAGAAAAGAATTATATAGCATACATGATTGCGAAAAAATAGCTAAGTTTAATCCTTTTTATAATTTAGTAGATATTGAAATATTAGATCCGGGTTATGGATGTTCAGAAAAAATACCTACAGTAGATATTTCCAGTCCAGTAGAGACAGATAAAAACTTTGGATTTAAAGCTACGGCAAAAGCTGTAGTAGGCGCAGATGGTCAATTAATTAAAATAACTGTTGAAAGATTAGGCTCTGGATACACTCAGATGCCTGAAATAAAAATATCAGGATATGAATCAGAAAACGCAAAACATCCTGTACTAAAACCTATCATTGACAATATAATATAATAATGATAGACTTTTTATTTTGTTTTGGAGATGAGTATTTTTACTCAAATAATTTAGCGAACTGGAAAGAACTAACTGCTGGTTCAGAGATTGTAATTAGCAGTGATGAAAGTAAATATATTGTTGTAAAAAATGATATAATTCAAAACAATAAAAAATTCATTGTTAAAAATAAAAATACAATTTCAATAACAGGAAATTGCCCAGAAGTTGTTTTAGATGGAGACGCTTTGAATTGTGAATTTGAAGGTTATGAATTAATAATTATTAATGAAATAACTAATGGAGGGTCTAATCATAAAACTGGTGATGTATTAACTATAGAAAATGGAGCTTTCTTTAATAAAACAAATGATCAAAAAGAGTCTGCTCAAGTATTAGTAAAATCCATAAATAATACTGGAACTATTACAGAATTAGAAGTAATTAAAAAAGGAAAATATCTTTCAAACCTTACTCAAGTAAATGCCATTGCAAAGAATGGACAAGAAGTAATTCTCAATGTAATAATGAGAAAAACTAAGGAAAAAGTTAAATTGTTTTTGAGCGTTAATGACTGTATTTATAAAGAAAAAGAAACAGATATTATTATTGAAGAAGAAATACCTATTGATTTTAAACAAGGCGAATTTTCTTTATCTCGACATAGAATAACAGTGAACAAAAAGATTGATAAAAATTACTCTTATCAGCCTTTTTTTTTGGTAGAGGAGCAAACTCCATATTTGAAACTACCTCTGGCAAAATCAAATAATATTCAAAATCTTTATAATCAAGCCATCTTGACTATAGACAGCAAACTTCAAGAAATTAATGATAAATTAAGGCTTAACGCTAGCCAATAAACCTCCGGGTCTCTTTTGTTCGACAATAACTTCCACAATTTTACCTTTGAGTAATTCAGCAAGTTTTTGATTGTTTTGCAAGTTTTGATTTTGATTTGAATTTTTATTGTCTGAATTTGTTTCTGAAGTAGCCGAAACATTTCCAGAAGAAACATTAACAGAGATATTATTTACAATAGAACTTGTAGCAAGTTGCCCTTGAGCATTAAAGTTTGGAGATACACCACCAGTTTCAGATTGAGTAATACCATTGCTCTTACTTATACTTTCATTTAAAGTATTTATTGCAACAACCAATTCATCAAAGTTATTATTTACAGCATTACCTCTATAACTTACAGAAGAACCGCTACCAACTAAACCTCCTTCAGCAAATCTTGTGCGAGCACCAACTCTATTAAAGGTTCCTTTATTCAAATCGCTCATTAATTGAGTACCATAATATTTAGTAGCTTCTGGGCTCATTACATATTCATTGCCCATTAGCAATGCGGGTATATTATCTTTGCCCGCCATTCCACCCGCTTTTAGTTTTCTAACCGCACCGCCAAAAGCAAATTTTGGAATAAGACCTCCTTTAGCATTTTTCGCAGGTGGTTCAGTTTTGGTATCACCACCCCCTTTAGAAGCGTAACCGGCAGCAGTAGATGCAACAATTTGAATAGCTGCAGCAATTAAAGCTTGATTAAAAACACTTTGAACTTTTTTATTAAAATCACTGATGGCTTTTTTTCTATCTTTTTCATACTGGTCGCGATCCTGTAAGTATCTATCTAATTCCTCAAAACGCTGTTCTCTGATTTTATTTTGAGGATTATTTTCATCAGTTAATGCAAAAGCAGACAAACGAGGATCAACTGAATATTCCCCTGAAGTTGGACGTTCTGGATCATTGTAGAGAAATTCATTTCTCATTGGACCAACTGAGAATGAACCACCATCAGCAGCAGTTTGAATTTGACCACTATTCAATTGATCTAAGAAATCAGCGCCATATTTTTTAACAGAGCTTTGTTTAATAACAAATTCGCCGCCGCTCATCATAGCTGGCACATCATCTCTAAATCCTGATCCACCAGTTACTAAACCGCCAAAGTTATAACCTTTAATTAAGCCGCCGTATTTTTTAGCTCCAGCTCCGGTTACAGTATTAACTCCTCCTGCTGTATATGCACCATCTGAAGATGCCGATGCATTTCCTGTTCCAAAATTGAAAGAGGAAAATCCTTTTTGTGCTGCTCCTAAAACTGTATCAACCAACTGAGCGGTAGCTCTATCAGTTAATCTATTTAATAAAGATTGAAAGAAATCAGAAAAAGCTTCTCTTAGTGTTTTAGTTCCTTTTATAGCTTCGCTAAATGCGCCAGCAATTCCTGTCTTAAAATCAGTAAGTAATATTTTTAAAGTATCCCCCGTATCTTTTGCGGCATCAGCTGGTCCATATTCAAAAACAGATCTAACAATTGAACCTACTGGTACATTTCCTTGTCGAGCTTCAGCTGTAATTCTTGCTTCAGCAGCTGCTTGTTTTTCTTCTCTAAAGAAATTTCTTCCGTATGCGGTTTCATATAAAAGTTTTTCTCTATCTTTAGTAGTTGCAAGTTCTAAGTCTAATTCTTTCTTTCTAATTTTAAGTTGAATTTGTAATTGTTTTTCTTGTTGTTCTTTAGTTTGAACTCCTTCAGCTAAAATTTCATTAACTTCTTCTTGTAACTTGACTAATTCTGTATTGGATTGTAAATAAAATTCAGTTTGTAAATTTAAACCTTTTAATTGTTGTCTTAAGCTTTGAATTCTTTCATTAGGATCTGTTGGTTTATCGGGCTGTTGATTAGATGAATTATTATTTAAAAGTTTTTCATAATATATAGAATTTTTTAAAGCATCTGCCATTAGTCCTTCTAAATAAGCAATATTTTGTTTTTTATCTAAAGGTTTTGCAGTTACAGAAGTTGAAAATTTTTGAAATTTATTAAGTAGCTCAAGTATTGATTCAACAGTACCCGAGGTTACTCCAGAATATCTTCGAACAATATCACTAATTTGTACATCTTTAGATTGGTTATTATTACCTCCAAATCCACCACTAGGAGTAAAAGTACTTTGAGGAATTTGCTGCAACAAATTATTCGTGACTTTTTGAAATGCTTGCGCTGTTTCTGGGGGTAAATTTGTATTTAAGTTAAAAATCCCCTTTTGCAAATCTTTAATTTCTTGTAAAAACTTTTCTCTATCATTAAATGGCACATTAGAAGGTATTAAATCTCTAATTTGTTTATTTATATCAGCTTCTTTAGTGGCAATAATTAATTCCGTCAGTTTACTTTCTAGAGTTTTATTGACTGTAATTAATTGATCTTTTACATTTTTTTGAATTACACTAGCAAAATTTTTATTTAAATTTGGAATTTGTTCTTTTAAATAATTTGTTTGCTCATTAGTTAATTGATTTAAAATTCCTGCCTCTTCTTGTAAAATATCTAAATAAGTACCAATATTTTGTAATTTAAGTTCTGAAGAAATCTGTAACAACGCTGTGCCTACTGCATTTTCATTAGCAGTTTTAAATGCTAAAGCTAATGGACTTTCTTTTCCAATTGATCCGATTTGAGCTTCAGTGGTTTGTCTAGCTAAATTAAGAGATTCTCTAATTTGACTAGTTCTTCCTGCGATAGAAATTGCAGTTAAAGGACGCAATTGATCAGATACAGCTTTATTAAAGCTTTCTGGACTAACAAAAGGAATTGGAGAAGTAGTTGCTCTATTTAACTGTAATTGATTAGTTAAGGTATCTAAAAGTTTAAAAACACTAGATCCCAAAAGGGAAATATTTTCACCTCTATTACCTATTGCATTATTTTGCCTAAGTTCTCCAACTAAATCAGCAATGCTATCATAAAGATCAGAAACTCCTAATCTTCCTGTTGAAGCTAGTGCTCGACCACCACCTGCAAAACTTAAACGTTGATTTAATTCGTAAGTTTTTCTTTGAAAATCAACTTGACTTTTTTGTAAAAGCAAATCTACCTCACCTTGAGCTTTAATACGCGCTAATTCATTTTGAAAAGAAGCAAATTCTTTCTCTAATTGTTGTATAAGAACTTCTTGTTGACCTCCAGTTAAAGTAGCAGTACTTCGAATTTCTTGAGCTAATTTATCTCGTACGTTAGAAACGTTTACTCCGCCTCTTGCTGCCTCTAAGCCTTGACTAGCTAAATTACTTAATTTACTAAGATTATTAATAAATAAATTGGTATCTTTTACAATTTGATTTGGTTCTCTATTTAAATCAGCAGTAACTCCAATTGCTTGATCTGTTATTTCTTTTATTTTAGAAGTTAAACTTTCATTAAAAGAATCTAAGGTTTTATTTAATGCGTCTCGAATTTGTGAATTTTGACGAGTGGTAATTTCATTTAAATCTAATTGACCTTGGATATTATTGCGTTGTTGATCTGTGATAAATGGTGAAAATACTTCTAATAAATTTTTAACTCTTGATCTTTGAACATTAATAACTCCTTCAGAAAATATCTTATTTATATCTCTAATAGCAGATGATCTATTTTGTTCAATTTGAATTTGTTGAGAAAGTTGAAAATTTAAATTTGTATACTGTTGATTTAAAAGTCTTAATGCTTCGGCAGCTTGTTTATTCTTTTTTACATTATCTGTTTGAATTGAAGTTAAATTAGCGGCTTCTTCTTTGGTTGCGAAAGCAGTAATGCCGAGTTCGCGAAGAGATGAAACAAGTCCACGAATAACTTTGATATCAAAATTTTCAGCTGCTTTTTTAAAAGCTGATGCCAACTCTGGAGTTAGCAAACCCTGAGAACCAAGTAAACTTTCGACTTTATTTAAATTTCTTAAATTTAATACTTGAGGAGCGTTAGCCTGCAAGCCTCTTCCTGACTGATATGTAGTAAACAATTCTCCTGATAATCGAGAAATAAATTTGTCAAAATCTTGTTGGTTGCCAAATCTTTTTGTTAAATCTTGTTGATTAATATTTCTTGTGAAACTTCTGTTTAATAATTGTTGATCATTAGATCTTAATTGTATTGCGGATCCAAAATAAGAAAGGAAACCTTTATTATTTGATATAAGTTGCAAAACGCTACTTACTGATTCTAAATTTTGCTGTGATCTACCTAATTCTTTATTAACATCAGAAATAGCTTCTGCTATTTTTGTTAAATCAGATCCCGCCGCTAAAACTTTTTGTCTAAACTCATCAGGAATTTGTCCTAATGATTCTTGAATTAAATTTTGAAATCTAATTAAAGCATCTGGTCTAGCATTAGGATCATTTAATGCTGTTTTTAATTGCTCTAATGAAGATGAATAACCTTGAGATGCATTAGCAAAAGTATTAGTTTTATCTCTGATTAAATCTATAGATTTACCAATTTTATAAATATATTCTTCTAAATTAGAATCAACAACTTTTTTAGCAGCAATACCAATTCCCAAAAGCGCTCCAGCAGCTGCTCCTGCTGGACCAAAAGCCGCTCCTGTTCCAGCATAAGAGAATACGTCTCCCACTCCAGAAGTTAATGCTCTAGCTTGAAAATTTTGTTGAGGGATAAATTGTTCAGCTATATTAGCGACTCCCGCGCCAATCAAACCAACCCCGAACCCTGCATTTTTAATTAAAGTATCAGCTTTCGCTTTTGTAGTGGTTTTCGATGCTGCTTCGGCAATTTTTTCAGATTCTAATATTTTTGATTTTGCGCCAATTTCTTTAGATTTAGTTACAAAATCCGCAGTTGAAGTTTGTATTGCTAGATTTTCATTTTTTATTAACTGTTCTTGTTGCCTTATCTGTTTTCCTATTGCGCGAGATGAACTTAAATATTTAGTATTTTCCGCTGGATCAGGGCCAAGACCAAGACCTGCACGTAATTTAGTAGAAGCATCAAGAGCAGCCTTCTCTGTTTTTCTTTGCTTTTTTAAATCAGAAATATTTTGTTTTGCAGCATCAATACTTTGATTTCTAACAGTTTTCTCAGCTTTAAGTTGACTATTTAATTCATTTATTCTTTCTGCAGCTGATTTTCTAATCCCTTTTACATCTTCTGCTAAAGCAGAGTTAACTGCTTTTACAGATTCTTTAATGTTTTTAAAAGCGTCAATAACACTTCGAATTTGAGTATTTAACCCAATTAAAGTCGCTGCAATTAAAGTAACATCAAATCTATCAAATCCTCCTTCTGCGAAATTTGGTACAAATCCAGAACTCATTCCTTTTGTTTTAGGATTGATTCCGGCTTCACGCGCAAATGCCATGCCCTGATTTAAACCGCCGGGTTCTTGGACCGTATTATAAACTCCAAGTCCTTGAGGATTAAATGAAGTTTTTAAAGAATTACTTTGTCCGATTTTAACTTGGGAAGCTGAAAAGCCAGCGTCCATTTCTCTATTAATAGCTTCTCGAACGGCATTGAAATTTGGAATAAATCCTTTTCCTAAAAAAGTTTTAAATTTCGCAAAATTAGGAACAAAACCAGAAGCAAAGTTTGGCTGCAACCCATTTTTTCTTACAAAATCGCGAAACAACTCTAAATCTTCTTGCGATGGATTTTTATTTCTAATTCCTTTTATTTGATAAGCATCTATTGAATATAAAGGTGGGCCTTTTCTTGCTTTTCTCAATTGCAAATAAGATTTAACTGTATTTAATCTTACCTCCTCCGCTATCATGCTCCTTTCAGCCATCAACTCCGCCATTGCGGTGGTGGTGCTGGATTTGCCTAAAGAAGTAGCGTGATACTTGAGGCTTTTAATAAAATTTCTTATTTCAGCGCGATTTTGCCTAGTGTTAAAATCAGAATTTGGTATTATTCTTTTTCTTTGAGGATTTAATTCTGCAGTTGCCGTTCCAGTTGAAACGATTAAGCTTTTAGGTAATCCTGTTTTCGTATCAATATTAGAACATGCGTCTCCATAGCCAGCAACGCAATGATCCATTCTATTTCCTTCTTCATATAAAGATTTTTCATTTTTTAATATTTTTACTCTATCCGTTTCTTTACTTAAGTGAGGTATTATTGGAAAAGTCCTATTAGAAACAGCGATTTTTTTCTCGATTTGTTGTCTAGCTTGTTCTGATAATCTAGTTTTAACACTTTCAAAAGCTTTTGGGAGAGAAGTTTTATCTCCATTTGGTAAATCAGCTTCTGTTAAATTATTTATTAAATCTATATATGTGTATTGTCTTTGTTGTCCTGCTGCTCCATATTCAGCAAATGTTTTTTCAAACTGTATGGAATTTTTATTTTTAACTAAAAAATCAATTATTTTTCTATTTTCCAAATCATATTTTACAAAACGTGATTTTTTTAATAAACCATAGTCGTTTTTAAAAAGAAATTTTGTTATTTCAGGAGATAAATCAATTGGTTCGCTTGGAGAAGGTCTAGAAATTCGCCATTTTAAATAATCAACAACTTCTTTATTAGAATTTAACACTTTCTTATTCGTCACTTCTTTAAAAGCTTCAAGCGGGCTTCTAGATTCTAGATAAATAGCTCTATCTAAACCTCGTATTCCTGAATGTAGAATATAACTAGGAATATTAAATACTTCTCCTGCATCTATATCTTTAAAATTTTCATATAAAGATTGAAAAAGTATATTATCGGTAGACTTTTTATTAAAAGGGGCTTTTTTAACACTTCCAAATACAGAAAAAGAAAATTTTTCATCTCTATCAAATTCCGCAAGCTGAGTAAGCAAATCTTTATCTACTTTTTCTGGACTATCAAAGAACTCGGCTTGTTTTTGTAAATCTTTAGAAGTAATTGGCGGTGCCATTGATCTAATTTTTTGAGCTACATCTTTCAATTTATCATTTTGCAAAGCAAATTCAAAAAAAATTGCTGGATCACTATCTACAAAAATTCCTCGACGAATAGAACGTTCTTTTAAGAAAGCTAAGTAAGATTTTCTTACATCAGGAAAAATCAAAGTTTTCTTAAATCTGTCTTGTATATCTTCATTAATAAAATAATCTTGAGTACGCGGAAGTCTATCAGAAATAGATTTTTCCAATGGATCTTTATAAAAACGATCATTTTTGGGAAAAAATGCTTTGAGATATCTACTAGTTCCTATAAAATCACCATTTGAAAAAAAATCATTAAAAAAATCAGACTCGTCATTTGTTAATTTTCTACCAAAAACTTCTAGTTCTTTATCTTTTGGAACTGAGCCATTAGGCATAAAAAAATTTCTAAAATATTTCGGCGCATCCCTGTTAATATATTTGTCAACTGACTCGTAGGTTTTGAAATAATTAATATATTTTTTAAATATTCCTTCTTTTTTAAGTTTTGAAAAAGTTAAATATCTTGCTCGTCCAGAGGGTCCTCCATAATTATTATCATTTTGTATTACAGCTCCAGTTCCTAAGTCGGAAAAAGCAAAATTAGGAATAAAGCCACTACTAAAATCTTCTGGAGAAATTCCAGAAACAGATGGTCTACCTAAATAATCAATTGATTTAGTTCTACTGTTTCGAACTTTAGCGATTAATCTTCTTGCTTCTTCTGGCCCAAATGGTATAGATTTTTCTGTAAAATTGACATTAACTCCTTTAGTTCTTCTTTCGTTTAAAATTTGAACTAATTCTTTTGCTTTAAGATCTGGATTAATGTTTAATAGATCTTTAACAAATTTTACTCTGGCTGACAATACACTCATACCGCGACCCCCACGGATATTAGTGTTTGAAAATTCAGAAACAGTTTGAGAATCAAAATTATTTAAATACTGTTGTAAAGCATCAGAAGAACTAAAATTAGGAATAAAACCTTTATCAAAGCGTCCGAGTTCTGGAATTCTTCCTTGTCGATAAAAAGCTTTAGCGATTCTTTCGGTGAAACCTAAATCCATTAATTTAAGTTTTGGACTACTTGTTCTAGTAAAACCAATATTTCTACCTCCAAAAAAATCAGACACGTCAATATCGTATTCCTCTCCAAATTTTAATATTTGGTTTTCAAGATCTGAATAAGGCGAAAAAAGCATGAAATGGCTAGCGGGTTTGCCAAGTAATTGTTCAGATGGTCTTGGTCTTTTGAAACCATCTAACTCTTGGACATCGTTTAATCTTTCTGTGATACTCCAAAGATTTTTTCTATTATCTGAAGCAAAAATTTCTGGTAAAATATCAGAATATCTTTCTCTAGCAGATCGATCATTTAAAATTCTATTTTCAACAAAATTTTGAGCAATTCCAGCTTTGTTAGCTGCAATTTTTAAAAACATTTTATCATCAAGAGCAATTCCAATTCTAGATGATCCTCTTTTAATTCGTAAACCTTTTTCTTGACTTAAACGTGTCAACCATAAATATAAATCTTCTGGCGAAGAAAAAGATTTTAATTTTGCTTCAGTTAATAAATCTTTTAAATTGTTATCTGCAAAATTAGGAATATACCCTTTAGAAAAATCAGATAATCTAATTTGTCTCAAATAAGAAGTAATGCTCTTTTCATCATTTGATGGAACAATTCTGTAATCTAAAACTCCATCACTTCTAAAATGTCTTATTAAGTTTTGATATCCATCAGCGCCATACTTAGTTGTAAATCCTGAAAATTTTACTACTGGTGAACCTTTAGAATCTAAAATTGGATTTTTAGTAGCTTTATCTAAAATAGGATCTATTCTTCCAATGTTAACTAAATATTTTGCTATGGATTCAGGATCATTTTTCTTTCCATAAGCCATTACTAAGCGATCATTTAGTTTAAATTTATCAAATTTAGTAGCCGCAAAATTAGGGATAAAACCTTTTGAATATGCTTTAGGTTTTTCCATCATGATTCTGGAATACTCTTCATCAATAAATTCAGTAAGACTTCCACTGAATGGACTTATGGCGGCAGCTCTTTGATCTGCTCTTCTTTGACTTGGAACATTTGCGTAAAGTCTTTTGTCTTGAGTGCCTCCTTCAGAAGGCAAACGCAAAAGTTTATTGCCTTTAAATTTATATATAGGATCTCTTAAATTATTAGATACTAAAATATCTTGCCATGGACCTTTTATTTGATCAAAAACATCACTAAATTTAACACCCAAAAGAAGCGGCCAATTCTCTGGTCTACTTCTGACGTTTTTAAATTTTTTATTAGTTTTATCTATTTCAATTCCACCAGCTTTAAATTCAAAAAATGCTCTTTTTACTGTATCTACAGCGTCGACATCTGTAGTTTCTTCTCCACCAGTTCCAAACAATCCAATTTCTTTAGCAGATTTTATATCTGGATATGCAGAATTTTTTAAATATTTTAAAGCGAAATCTTCATATTTTGCTCCGAAAGCTTTTGCTGGAACTTGAGAAACAATGCCTTCCTGTTTTTGATATAACTTTTCAAACTTTTTTAATCGCTCTAGTCTTTGTGATAATTGAACAGGTACAGGCTTGCCTTCTTTTTGTAATTTTGTAGCAGTGTTTAACTGATCATTTATTATTCTTAGTTTCTTTGAAATGGCTTGTTTTTGTTGTGATTCAGCCGGATAATTAGATTGAATAAAATTTTTAAAAGTTTCCATCGTCGCTACTAGAACAGCAGCATTAATTGTAGGTTCATCTAATAATTTTTCTGGTACGGGAATAGAAGATTTAGATCGGTTACCCTTTCTTTCTTCTCTATTTATTTGTGTTGTAATAGCTCTTAAATAGTTTGCATAACCAGTTGGAAGATAACTAGTATTGTATTCTTTTTGAAAACCTTGTAAATCTGTTTGAAATTCCTCTAATTCCTGTGGTTTAAGATTTGTAAAATAATTTTTATCTGATAAATTCCAAGTAAGAGGGCCAGCAACTTTTTTTCCTTGTTTATTTATAATTTTATCGACACGATAAGCTTTTCCTATTTTCCTCATGTAGTCTCTAAATTGTTTAGGTCCAAAGCCCCCAGACTCTTCATCATCTTGAGCAAAATTAGGAATAAACCCATCAAATGACATTCCTGAATTGCTACCACCAAGAATAGATCCCATTTTACCAGACTTCATCATTCCAATAGCTTTTTCCATTCCGCCGCCATACTTTGGAATCACCATTGAATCTCCATTGCGACCAACTCCCACAAATTCTTTTTCGTCTGTATTTAAAATAAATTTTTTGCCGCCAATAGTTCCTTCGCTTAGTCTAGCTCTAACTCCCTTTTTAGCTCCTAACTTTGTAGCTTCTGAAACTTCAGAAGTCATTTGTGAAGCCATCGAATCAGAAAAATTAGGCAAAAAGCCTTTTGAAGTCCTCCTAGTGGGGGCCAATCTATTAGAAACTACAAGATTTGATGCATTTACACCCATTCCGGAAGCAATAAAAGACTTACTAAAACTTTCTGATGTATTTTTTATACTCTCCGCTAAACTAGACTGTTGAATTAAAACATCTCTTATTTCTTTTTCGATTTGAAGACGAGTTTTTTCGCCAGTAATTAATTGACCTATTATAGCAGGATTTGATTGCAGAATTCCTTTAATTGATTCTTCAAGTTTTCCTCTTTGTTGAGATACGCTATTTAAACCAAGGAGATTTTTAGTAGCGTCAGCAGTAAATCCGGCAAAACGTCCGAATAATTTACCTAAAACAACGCTACCCAAAATTAAACCGGGACCAGTTATAAAACTAGTAATTCCTTTTAATAATCCTGATCCAATTTTAGCTCCAACACTTTCCCCGCTCTTTTCATTAATTTGATTAAGAGAATCATTTAAAATACCTACTAAATTTTTAATTCCGGGACCGACGCTTACATTACCAATATTTTTGCCAAATTGAACTAAATTAACACTAGCTTCATTAACTAAAGCTGTGATGCTTTTATTTAGAGCGTTATTTTTAATAATTGCATCATCAATTGCTTTATTAGATGCAGAAGTCGCTGCTTGAAAAATAGAATTCTCTTTAGATAAATCAGATAATGCAGCTTTTAAAATGTTAATTTGGAATACACCGCCAACCAATTCTCCGACTTGAGCTCTAATAACTGGATTTAAATCCTCAAAAGATTTTGCTAAGTTTTCTAATACTTGAACTATCGGTAAAGTATTTCCTTCAATATCTTTTACGGCAACTCCGAAATCTCTTAAATCATTTATAACTTCTGGTCTTTGAATTCTTGTAAATATTGTTTTTAATGCGTTACCAATGACAGCACCACCACGAGCAGTAGTTTGCTGAACTGAAGTTACAATACCTAATAACTCATCAAAACTTACTCCTGCTTCACTCGCAGAAGAACCTACACGTTTGACCGCTTCAGAAAGATCTCTTGAACTAACAGCGAACTTTGCGTCAACTGCTGCTAATTTATTAACGACATCAGTTGTTGTTAGCGCTTCTTTTGTAAAAGAGTTAACTGCTGAAGTTAATGCTTCAGTACTAGAAACGACATCTAAACCGGCAAGACGAGTTAAAATAAGAGCGTCTCTAGTCCTTTTTAAAGTATCTTCTAACGATAAACCTTGACGGGAAAACTCAATTGCAGCTTCAGTTACTTGATTAAAAGAAGAACCAGTTTGTTTTGCGACATTAAATAATTGATCACCAAATTGAGTTAAAGTTTTAGTAGAAGAATTTAATACTACATTAATGTCAGTAAGAGATTTTTCTACTTCTATAGTGCTGGAAATTAAAGCAGAAAAAGCTTTTTCAACATTATAAATAATACCCGCTGAAGCGCCGAATGCTACAACACGAGCATTTGAAGCTTCAAGTGACTTTTGAAACTCATCTGCTTGCCCAGTGATTCTGCCTAAAGGTTGAGAAAAGTTCTTGGTATTTAAATTAAGAGTACTTTTTCTTTCTATGCGACGTAACGCTGCTAAAACATCTCTTTCCGCAGCGGAAGTATCAATCGTCGCGCTAATAGTTATTGAACCTGATGAAGTAGCCATATTTCCTTAAACCTAAAAATAATTACACTTAAACGCCGTGTAATTTAATTAAATCTTCGAAATTTAAGGATCCACCCTTCTTCTTTGCTGCTTCTTCTAATGATATAGCTCCAGTATTTTCTTTCTTTAATTTCTTAAGGTCTTCTTTGCTAGCTCCCATGACGGAAACTGCTTGAACAGCGGTTTCTTTTCCTGCTTTTTGATTGTTCTCTTCTTGTATTTTTTCAAGATTGTTTCCTGATTCATACCAATCAATAAGTTTGTCAAGATCTTCATTATACTCATCAGGATGCTTAACAGTACTTTTACTCATTAAATCTTTAAAGTATCGAGCGTAACCAAATAATTCAATTTGATAAAATGTAAGATCAGAAACTGGCTTGCCAAAAAAGAAATACGGATTATCATCTGATAAATAAAAATAATTTAAGAAAAAATTACTAACAGCAATTCTTTTTAAATTAGTACTATTGAATTTTAATGAAGTATCAGCGTATCCATCAACAAGGCTATTTAATTCAAATTGATCTAATTCTTCGAAATCTTTTAAAATAAAACTATGATTTTTGCAATTAATATCAGAATAAACAGAATAATAAATATAAAATTCATTCATTCTTTTCGCTGTATATCTTTCGCATGTAGTTTCTAATAATGATTCTTTTGTCTCTAATAGTTTATTTAATTCTTGTGAAGTTTCTTTTATTTGCTTGTCTATATTATTTAAATCACGAGTCAAATATAATTTGCTGCGTGTTTTTTTCATAGTGGCTAAACTTAATTTAAGATCTAAAATTCTTTTGTCATTTTTTGGATCGTATAAATTTTCTTTTATTAGTTCTTCTATTTTCTCTTGATTAGTTGGAATTCCTTGTGATTTTGCTTTATTAAAGTAAAAATTCTCTTTTGCTTCTATTATTCCTGCGTCTTGAGCGGACAAATGCTTCATGTAATACATTTGCTTATTGAATTCAAAACCAGAAGACCCTTGTACGATTTCCCAATAACTTGTTTTTAAATTTTTATTAAAAGAATCAATGTCCATATACTAAAAAACCCCCGCTTTCGCAGGGGTTAGAATTTAAACGATGAATTTTATGCCAAATTTTGGTCAAGTTTTAACTTATCAAAATCTTCTTTAGAAGAAGCTCTACCTACATACCAAAAACTAATAAAATAAATAAAAGCATTCGCTACTTTTAAAAGATGCTCATCTTCAGATTCAAAAATAGAATCATATTTGTCCATCTTTTGATCATAAGAGCCATCTCCAAAAAATGGGGCAGGATCTCCATTTTTTTCTAAATAAGATAATTGCAATATCCACCAAGTAATAACCTTATTTCTTGCTCTAGTTTCAGCGGTATTATCAAACAAAGATTCTTTTTGAACTTCTAGTTCAGTAAGAGAATTTTTTAGAATTTCAATTTTATCAGTTAAATCTTTCTTTTGATTTTCAAAATCTGCGGCTCTTTCATCTTCCTTTGATGAATTTAATCTTTCTAACTTGTCTTGGAATTCAAATAAATCTTTGTAAGCTGCATTCTCTGCGGTTTTAGTTCTGTCTGATAAAACTCCGCCATCATCAACATATCTTTTATTCAATAATGTACGGGTAAGAAGACCAGCTTTAACTCCTTCTGAAAGCTTAACGCCGTAAAACAATTCTGCATCATCAAACAAAGCGCGAGTAGGCTTTTTAATAAAATATTTTTGTGGGACTGGCTTTTTTACATCTTTAGTAATAGTAATTTTCTCGCCAGCTTCATTTACTTTTTCTTCTTTTTCTTGTACTATTACTTCTTTATCAATAAAAAATTCGTAGATTGTTTTCATTTAAAAATTTATATTATTTAATTCTTCTTCAAATTGACGAATAGAATCATTGCCTGAATCAAGAACTCTTTTTCTTAATCTTTGATACCTTTCGTCAGAAATATTATATCCATCTTCTCTCAAATCCTCAAGAATTATTAAAAAATTTTTATATAAATTAGTGACTTTTCTCTTATTTTGAAATAAGATATACTCTTTTAACTTAATATTATCTAAACCCATAACCTTTAGGAACCTTTACCTAATAATCTTTACACTTAAAAAATAAAAAAAGCCCCAGTTTTCACTGGGGCTCGTTTTGGTTAATTAATATTAGCCACCAGCAAGAGGTAAAGTCTCGAACATGAAGACACCACGATCTTGTTGTTGAGGAGAACCAATTTGAGTGCTGAAGTTTAAAGTAACTTCTTTGTTAGCACCGATTGAAGAAGAGAAGTCTTGAGAATCAAGAGTTAATCTCTTAACTACATATCCGATACCCTCTAAACCAGTATTAACTGAAATTGGAGTAGCTAGTTTAATTGTTGCATCATAAGTAGAGTCATTGTCTACCAAATCAACTAAATTACCAGTAGTTAAGTCTTGAACCAAAGCTGAACAACTCAAGCTAACATTAACAGGGAAATTAATTTCTCTTGAGAATGCGTATCTACTACCAAGTTTCAATAATGGAGTTCTGTCTAAAGCTAATGTTAAAGAGAAATTTTGAAGAGCAGCGCTTTGAGTAACATCGACGCCACCATAAAGAGTACCAGTAGTCTTAGTAAGAGTTAAAGTGACATCACCGGGGCGCAATGCAGAAATTTTGCCCAAAGAATTTTCAGTATTTGGATTAGTAGATGCTTGAGGTAGCCAGAATAAATTGCCTACTGTATTTCCAGATACGTTAACTCCGGGAGCGACACCTGAATTACCAGCACTGAAATTCATGTTTAATCCTTCGACGCTTACTGAAGCATTTGGAAACTCACCTACTGCTGCATTAACAGTATAATTAGTAAGGAATCCGTTGCCAATTCCGATAGTGCTTGAAACCGAATTGCTAGCAGAATCATTTGCAAAGCTTGAAGCATCATTACCTTCAGTTACGGTTCTGATAAAATAATTTTTTGTATTTACAAATCCGCTGGTTAAAATTCCAGATAGCGCTGTTTGTGTTGCGTTTCCTCTGTTAATTCCAGTGATGACATCTTGAGTTTGAATAACAGCGAAACCTAAAGCTTTTTCATTATGCATGTCCGACAATAGATAAGTAAAATCCATGCCGACAGTGGGTTGCTCTAGAATAACACGATCAATTGCGGCTAAGTCACCGAATTGATTGACATCTTGCCTTGCAACATTGAAATTATAATTGCAAGACTGCACACGAGAGAACTGATTAATGTAAAGAGCGCCAGATTGATAAAGGGGATTTGCGGCGGAAGTTACATCGACAGTATCTTTTGTGTTAAATAAAGCTTCTGATTGATAAATTACACGATTTCTTGCCATATTTTTAATCCTTTAAATTCTATTGAGTATTACAGTATTTATTGATTGTTGGGAAATGTTAAATCGCATCAATAGGGATATTAAATTTATATTCATTATTAATTTCAGAAATGCTTTTATTAAGATTAATATTGTTAGTAATTTGCATCCAAAAATCCCCATCCATAAAGATACCTTTGGTAGAATCTTGTGAAGAACTCATTTGTCCTCCAAATGTTAAAGTAGCTGTTTTATTAGCTCCTATTGATGATGAAAAATTTAAAGATTCAAGTTGTGTATTTTTTAAAGTATATTTAGAACCAGTTATTGCTCCAAACGGAGAGGTCTTTGTTCCGGGTTTCAAATAAGAAACATTAGCATCAAATTTAAAATCAGTACCGCTAATAATATTAATTAAATTGCCAGCTTTCAAATCAGAAACCAAAACATCAACAGAAAAGGAATAACTAATTGGAAAAGTTATTTCTTTGCTATACGCAAAAGCCGTACCTAAACGCCTTAAGTTTTCTCTTGACATATCCATTGATAATGAAAAACTTTGAGCATTTAGAGACGCTTGAGTAGCAGTATCTATACCAAAACCAGAAACACTAAAGGCCGAAAGATCCAAAATAATGTCACCGGGTCTAAATACTGAAATTGTATTTGAAAGATTATCTCTTGGATTAAAATTAGGTAAAGAGAATGTGCCATTAGTTTTATTATTATTTTCATCAATAGAAGGAAGAGGGTATCTTTCTCCAGCAACAGTAGATTTAAAATTATTAGCGCCAGTTAAAAAACTCATATTACGAGCTTCACAAGTTAAAGAAACATTTGGAAACTCTCCAACAACAGCATTTGCGGTATAATTAGTTATAACAGCATTTCCAATTGCAATAATAGATTGGTCAAGAGTACCAGTAGTTGCCACAGTGACATCATTTCCCGCCGAAACAGTTCTTATAAAATAATTTTTATCATCATTAACTTTTGTTAAGATCCCAGAAATACAACTCACGGCTACGATTCCAGTGCCTTCTGCTACTATATTGTTTAGAGGTCTTGTTACAGAATTAACTTTAAAATTTATAATATCACTATCATTAGTAATTGCAGTATTAACATTAATATTTGTATATGAACCTGCGGATGCGACTGATCCACTTATTTTAAAAGTCAATTCGCCAGCGTCGGCTATATTAACTCCAGTGACCTGACCTGCGTAAAGACCCCCAGTAGAAACGACTAAATTTAAATTTGCAGCTTCGATACCCGGAAAACTCATTGTGAAAGGAGTTAGATAACCTTGACCGCCATCTACTAAAGAAACAGATGAAATTTCAAAGTTAGCATTTTTTGCAGCTAAAGTTAAATTAATTAATGCTGGTCTTTTTATTGCTTTAACTTCAAATCCTAATTCTTTTTCATTTTGAAAACCATTTTGCAAATAATTAAAATCAAGCCCAACAGTTGGTTGATCTAATATAACTCTATCAATAGCAGCCAAAGTACCGAATTGATTCACATCAGTACGAGGAATATTAAAATTGTAACTTATGTTTTGAATTCTATCTAAATTAGTTACATTTGACTCTAATTGAGCCCTCATTTGACCCAACGTAATATTAGTCAAAGAGCCCCCTAATTCAATTGTCCTTGTATTTAAAGGATCTAACTGATTTAGTCTTTGAGTTGGAGCATTGTTGAGAAAGCCAGTGACAAATTTATAATGTCCAGAATATGCAGGTGAAGGACCTACATATAAAGCTTCATTTTGATAAATTACTCTATTCCTTGGCATACTTATGTTTTTCTCGGTTCTCTAAACTTAATAACTTCAAAATCAATTAATCCATAGTAAGAACTTGAATTGATATTATTCTCTCTATCTCTTACACTTGGTATCTTTGATACGGAAACGCTGTCTATCATACAATAATCTTTACCTGCGGTAACAGTATCATAATTAAAAGGAATACCACTTTTAAAACTTCCAAGTACGTTAAATGGATTATAATTACTATTAATCAGTGGAAAATTATCATAATTTCTATCTCTAAACAAAGAGCATACGGCATCTAAATTATATTGAGAATCAGCTACCACGATAGCTCTATAATCAATTCTCGTTTCGTCTGTTCCTCCAAAAGCGGCGGGTGTATTTGTGCTTCCATTATTTTTAATAAAAATTACAGGGAATGTGATTACATTTTGTGCTAAAGAATCTTTTAAAGAGCCCGTTGGGGTTTTGTTTCTTTGAACGTATTGAGTTTCAAATAATAATACTTCTTCTGGTATAGAAGTGAGGAGAACATTGAATTGTTTTACTGAATAATTTCCAGTAACATCTAAATTTCCTGAAGATAAATATACTTGTCCTTTAGTATAATTTATACCGCTTAAAGGGCCTTCTCCGATATTATAATAATTACCGTTTATGGTAACTCCTGTCATTACTATCGCATCATCAATAGAAGTATCATAAACTAAACCTTGAAAAGGCCCATTATATGAATAAAGTCCATTAAAATAGGAAGAATTTAATGGAAAAGAAGTCGTAACGTCGTAATAAGCTTGACCTTTATCTAATAAAGTATGATCAAACCACAACAAAAAAGAAGCCGCTACTTGATTATCGAATTGTTCTTTCATTGCTTTAATTTTTCTTTGAGATTATTTAAAATTTCACTTAAATATTTCGTTGGAGTGAAAGATCCTTTTCGAATTTTAAAATCTGATTGAATGCCGCCCCCAGATCGACTTGGATCTGGAGAAGCAAAAAGCCCAGATAAAAAATACCCTAAGCCAGAGATACCTCTTTCAATGCCCTTTATCCAGCTCCTACCTTTTTCCCAAGGCATAGGAGTTTGAGAATATATATCTTTCAGAGTAGGAATATTTACTGGAAATTGAAAAAGAACTCCTTTTTGCTGTTGTTTTGAAAATGGCTTTTGTTCTAAGGTAATTTGATTAGTTAAAATTTGTCGAACCTGATCTGTTGGCTTATCCCCCTGATTGAATCCAATAAAAGAAAATAAGTTAGCATCATCTTTTGTTCCGGGTAATGTATCGGAAATATTTGTGCCTTTAGAGCCCGCTTCTAATTCTTGAGTAATTATATGATTATTAAATTCTTTGATAGTTTGTTTTTTATATGTTTCTAATTCTTTAGATGCTCTTTGATATGCCAAAGATTGAATATCTTTAGAAAAAATAAGTTTATTAACTTCTCTTTTGAAAATTGTTCTGTTAAGTTTTGGCATTATGAAATTTCCTTCATTACGTATTCATAAAAATCCTGTTCAATATATCTTTTAACAACAAACCCATAGTTGACATTCCATGATTTATTATCGAATGTAATTTTTTCAGTTCTACCATTTTCTATATAATTTTTAGCTTCTTCTCTAACTCTCATTCTTGCAGAAGTGTTTGGATTTTTAATTTCGGAATTTAATGAGACGATATCTTGAGTTGGTTGCGGGTAATAAATTCTAGCTTTATAAATACCTGAAACAGGTATATAAGTTACGCTTTCTGGCAATTGATCAGTAGGATAGCCGAAAGATGGAGTGTCATTAACAGAGTTAATTACTCTAATTGGCTCTTTAAAAACAATAACATCTCTAGCAAAAGTATCAAATAAATCAATATACGTTTGCCCAAAAGAACTTTTTTCTCCACTTGTTAATAAAGAAGCCATAATTAAATTCTATTAAATGGTCTAATTGAAAAATATTTATCAGTAGTAAATGATCCGACAACAGTATCATCACCTGCGACCTGCAGAGGACCAACGTCATTGACAGTATAATCATGAACCATATCGTGAAGTTCTTGATAAGCATTCTGTTTAGCTTGAAGGTAGAGCTTTGTGGTTTCGTTTTTATTTAGTTTACGAACTGTACCCCCGCCATCTGAAACCTCTAATACGGTATCAATAGATGCAGCGCCCAAGCTGCCCTTTAGTTTCAATTCAAAGTAATAACAATCATACATTTTCTTATAAATAGATTTTTCAGCTTCACCAAGAGTTTCACTGAACTCTCTGTCTTCGTCATTAATGGTGATACTTTTATTTATTCTATTATTAAGAATGCCAATGTTATTTCTTAACCAATAAGTTATCGCAGGAATCGAAACATCAGTAGGACTTCCCAATTCGAAATGAATTTCTTGGGCAATATCAACTATTTTCATATATAGGATTACACTATATATGTTAGTTACACTAAAAAATTACAACCCAAATCTGCCTTTTGTGGTATTGTAGTTTTGTAAAATTTCAGAAGCAGATAAAGCTTTGTTATAATACGAAAAATTAGCAATGTTTCCCCTCATTACTTCATTATAAGAGTCATGATTCGTCCCAACGATTGGCGTAGAAGAAGTGAAATTATAATCATATGTATAAGTGCTTCCAGCTTGCACTGCATTTCTATATAACTTTAAATTTCTGGATCCATTAGCACCTCCATTTCCTACAAAAGTTATGCACCACCAATTTGAACCAAATGATGTATTATCATCTTGTATACGATTGCCCAAAGCATAATAACCTAATCCAGCACTACCATTTGTTGGATTAAGAAATATAACACCATAATTGGTATTAGAACCAGTTCCAGAAAAAAGAATAGAATAAGTTGAAAAATCATTTAATTTACACCAAAAATTCCAAGTAAAAGCACCTGTACCCGGAGCGAGTTGAGAACTCGAAAATGTTATATAATCATTAAGACCATCAAATACAATGGTTCCTCCATTTGCAAAACTAAATGTTAAATTATTAAAAAATGTACCATTATTTCTATTACCACTAAGATCGTTCCAAGTTGATGGACCAAAATCTTTACTAACAGTTCCAACTATATATGTACCCGAATCAGCGCAGTTATCAGACGTATATGTGACAAGATTAATTATACTTCCAGCCGAAGTAATAAAATCTATCCTAGATACTCTAGGATGATGTCCCGCAACAGCCGATCCTTCTACATATCTCCAATATTTGTGCGGAGTTAAATCACTAGTGTTGACGCCAGTACCAGTGATGATTCCACAAGAAGAATTATTACTCATCACGCCTGTAAAAGCAGTTGTCCATGTAGAATTATCATCACTATATTGCACAGTATAGTTAGCGCTTCTTAGTCCACCACCATATACAGAATAACACTGCACGCTATATACAATTATGGGAAGTGTAAAACTAGTTCTTTGTGCCGCATCCAAATTCAAAACCAGTCCACTTCTAACAATTCTTGGTCCTCCCACTGTAGCCATAATATAAATAAAATTACACTATAAACCAAAACGCCCTTTGGTGGCGTTATAGTTTTGAAGTATTTCAGTTGCACTTAATGCTCTGTTATAAACCAATGTAGAAGCTATATCGCCCTCATATGTATGAGATCCTTGATTGCCTCCTGCTGTTGTTCCTATAGTATAGGCTCCGTTTATTTGTATACCAGCGCCACCAATATTTAAAGCGCCTTTATCAACACCATTAAAATATCCTCTACCAGCAGATCCATTCCAAGTCACTATCGCATTATTCCAAGTATTAGTATTTACAGATCCGTCTGATAACTGAGTTTTTGCTCCTCTTACACCTACAACACAAAAATATGGAGTTAATGATCCAGCACTTGTTGTGTTGTCACCACCGCTCACAAATAGTGATAATGTTTCTGCACCACCAATACCGCCTGAATTACCTACCATACAATAAGAACAATTGCCTCCATTATTTGTAGAATTTCTTGTTGTTGTGGGAGAGATTGGAAATTTAAACCAAACTGAAATGCTCCACGCGTATCCAACATCTGCATAAAAATTGTTTCCAGCTGAATTAAAAAAACCAGCACCAGTGCTTATATAAAAGAATTGAGTTGTGCCATTTAATGTAAAAAAATTATTAGAATATGTCGGAGAATTCGCCAATATAAAACTATTATTATTGTTACTCAAATCATTCCAAACGGTTCCTGTGCCTGAATAACTTGTTTTTTGTGCGGCATCTAAATTCAATACTAAACCACTTCTTACTATTCTAGGACCCATGTTCATAAATTGAATCTTGTTTTTGTAGCATTATAGTTTTGTAATACTTCCGTCGCGGTTAATGCTCTGTTATATATCAACGTCGAAGCTATATTTCCTTTAAAGTATCTACCGGAGTCAAATCCAGAACCTATTGGGG